ATGCAAAAGCTACTAACCACCGAACAAATGGCGTATGTTATGTCAATAAACCCTTATACACTGCGTGCATTAACCGACACCGGTACAATACCGCATACCTACATACATGGTCAAGAGGCCAAAGAGATACGATACAACCCCTATATAGTCAATGATCACCTGCGGCGGGTAAATAAAATAAGCCTGAACAGCAATAATCAAAATGAGCTGGATGACATACGCAATTATTTTAACACTACCGCACCTGATGTAGTAAAGAACCTGAAGAAAATCGATAGTGGATTTGCCCAAAGAAGAGTACCCAAAGGTTATAGCCTGACCAAAGTAAAAAATAAACAATATGGATTCCTGTATTATGTAAGATATTTTCATAATGGCAGAACAATTTCTAGGTACAATACACATACAAACAATTTAGCATTGGCAGAAAAATGGGCAGTTGACAATAGGGATAGAATTATTAATGAGTACTATGCAAAAAGAACCCCCGGTTATGCAAAAAATAGTTTTTATGATATATTGTCAACAGCCTATAAAGAAGATTCCCCATATGATGAATGGGCTGCCACACATGGAAAAATGATAACAGAGAGAGTTAGAAGTCTTTACAATAATTGCATGGTAGATATATTGATACCGTACCTAAAAAATCATGGTGTTAAAACCGCTCACGATGTAAGACCTTCTCTAATTTCAAAATTACAAATTTACTTGAGTAAAAAAGGAATATCTCCATACACCATTAACCGCAAGATAAGTCTTTTAGCAATGATTTTTGACTATCTTGTAGCAGAAGAAATTATAACAGACAATGTATTTCGCAAAGTAAGTAAATTAAAAGGCCATAAAAACCATGCAAAAACCAAAGACATTCATGATATTGATAAAATAAAAGGAAAATTTGATCACATGTGGAAAGGTGAAGAAACGGAATATATTTTAAATATGTTGATAAATTGTACCGGTATGCGTAATAGCGAAATCGTTCAGATTAAACTTAAAGATATTTTCCGTCAGAATAACAGCCACTTTATTTTTGTTCACGGAACAAAATCAGAAAATTGCCCTCGCTATATGATACTTCACCCTACATTGCATAGAATGTTAATAAAATATGCTTTGAAAAATAAAATTGCTAATGATGATTATCTTTTTCCTGATACTAACAGCTACACATTTGACAAAGCTTGCTTTGCCCTGGCAAAAAGAATATATCCAAAAACGCCGCATAATGAACTTAGAGAGTACTTGGATAAAAACAACATAACATATTACTCCGGACGGCACTCCTGGAAAACACTAATGCGTGCCAATAAATTGGGCGATGTTGAAGAATACTTCATGGGACATAAACTAACCCCAGATGTTGCAGAAATCTACAACCACAAAAACCGCCAGGGACAAAGGAATATCTTTAAAAAAGCAAAGGATATTGTTAGAATATTAGATAGGCGCGTATTCACTGCGAAAAACAGAAGCAAAAAGACTTAATTATATACCAAATTTGGCTAAAAATAGGATATTTTGTGTATATTTATGTCATAATTACCGATAAAAAAGGCTTGAAACCCAACCCAAATCATGATATATTATAGCATGGATAATGTAGCGGATGGGTTGAATCAAATCAACCAAACACTTCGGGACCTTATTGAAGCGGTGAAAAAGCCGAAAGAAAATAGGTTTATGCGAGTACTGGAGATTTTAGTTCTCGTTGGGGGTGCTTCCGCTATTATAGGCGGTATTGATATTGTTATTAAATGGCTGTTAGGAGGATAATATGGTTTTTCAATTGGTTGTACTTACCATAATTGCCGTGGTGTGTTTTACGGCTTTTTTCATGTTACGGAACATGAGAAAGCACAGCTAAAAAACATCTCTGGATTTATTGCAAAAAATTCCATAAAAAAGATAAGAAACAAGGGCATTAGTATATGCCCTTGTACCCTTACCTACTCCCCAGTACCACTATAGAAGTTATCAAGCTCGCTGCCAACACTCCGGAAGTAATCCTCCAGAATGTTAACTTCCGCTCTAATGAGCGCTGATAAATCGCCTGATCCTCTATTAACCAGCCCAAGTTCTCTGATAGCGCTATCTGCCTCCTGATGGATTCCTCGGAGTCTTTCAACTGCTGCAACAGCCTGTTTATTTCGTTCAAGCTCTCGTCGTTGCTCGTCTGCAATGATTCGATTAAGACTTGTTGCTGCGCTAAATTTCTGTCCAGATCGTCCAGAAGCCCCTGAATTCGTTCCACTGATGTTAAAGGCGATTGCGCCGCCAAGCAAGAAAAAGACAATACAACCAGCAATAAAATAAAACTTAAAAATCTTCTCCACATTATTTACCCTCCAACTTAGGCTCATTCAGTTCCGGCCTAAAAAACTTCCCTATTTATTTCAGTGGGTTTCTTAAAAAAGTGTCCCCACTTTGTTACCGTTGAGTTGACTTTCTTGAACCATTTGATAAATTGATCTCATGATAGTATTACATCATTTCCCGAACCCTTAAAATTATTGAGTGTATTTCCATACGGATCGTCAATAATAACCGATCTGGGATAGCCTATATTCACCTTGTCCCACTCTGCACCAACTAAAACAACAATGTGTCCAAGAGTTGTTGCATTACCCTTTGAATCAATAAAAGGAAAGTCGCCGGAAAGCACAACCGGTTTATCATTCTTTAATTCGTTGATAATGTTAGGAATAGGTCTCTCCGTTGAAAAATCTGTTACATTTTGACCCATCCACTCGTTTGTTGCCTGTGACAGTTCGTCATGGATCCAAGGTCGGAGTTTTTTAGCTGTCATATAAAGATGAAGATTGTCCATCGGTCGTTCATATTCTCCTACCGGAAAGTCATAGCCTAAATAATCTAAAGCCATAACCATTGATGTTACATTACAAGTATTATGCGGATCACGCTTGTTATTCCGCTGTGTCCAATTTAATTTGCCCGCTGAAATATTAATGTGCATTTTACTCCTCCAATTTTTTTTCTTTGCATTTTATTTTGTCCGCTACAAGCGGCCCTATACTTGCCGCCGTTCCCTGGGCAGCTATAAGCCCGGCAAGGGGCGGCAGAAACTGCAACCACAAACCAAGACGGTCAAGTGGCATAAGAAACAAGCAGAACATGGTATATAAAACTACGGTTGCCACTTCAATAACCCATGCTATTTGTATAAATTTTAATGTAAAGTTTTTTTTCATATTACAAATTCCTTTTATTTATTCTTGAGCATTTCGATAATAGTACTTAACCTTTCCTCAATACGAGCCTGTGTTTTGCCTAGATTGCTAATTTCTTCTCGCAATTCGCACATTTCGTCTCTATGCTCTTTTGCATATTTGTCAATCCTGGTATGCGCTATTTTTATACTTTCTTTATTTTGCTTTACAGCCGCAGATAATAACGCCATTCGCCAAATCAATGTGCCGCAAGTGATCAAAAACATCCCAATAGTAACTAATTCGCTGATTGATATTGTCATTTTATTCCTCCATGTGCTTTGTAAAAATTGTTCTAATGGATTTTAGTTCCACTTCAATATCTTCAAGTTTTTTTTCGAGTATGTCCTGCCGTGCCAAAAATTTACATAGCAGTTCATATATTTTCTCATTCGATATTTTCATATTCCCTCCTTTGATCTTCCATAAGCCCTCCCTCTTAATCCCTTAGTTTTTGACCTCGTATATTCCCTGTTTATCTCATCTATGTCATCTCCTAAAACACCCCATTCCTTACCATTTTCATCCACCCATTTATCATCAATAGTCAAAATAGGATACTTCTGGGTAAAATCAGTACTCTTTAATTCCATATCATCTGTAATACCAAATAGCTCTTTATAACCAGGTGCATGATAAATAAACCATTCAATGGCGCCTACATTCCCACAAGATCTACACTCTGAAAAATCAAATATAACAGGGTCTGAATCTTTGTGCAGAGAAGCTTCTGTATGATCTGCACGGCCGGCAAAACATCCAGTTAAAGCGCCGGATGAAAACATCGTAGTCATGTAACGGAATAGTTTGGTGGGTTTAGATGGATAAGTTGTAGTTGTTGCACCATCAGAACAATAATTAGTATAAGGAAAAACTGTATGTGGTATATTATTGTCTATACAATATTGCTTTTTTGCATTCCAATCATCGTTTGGATTTTCTAATATTAAAATAAAATCATAATGTTTGGGAAACTCATGATCCTCATGCCACGCTGCAATGCGTTTGAAGTTTGGAGATTCAGGCACATACAGACTTCCGTTTATTCTAACAATTCCTTTGTAACCTTCAGCCGCAAGAGCGGGGATTAAATCTTTAATCCAGGGATAAAGCCCAGGCTCACCCCCTGTAATGTCTACTATCCACTCATTTGGATCTAAGTTTTTTATCATCCACGGAAGCAACAACTCATTAGTTATAGCGTTCTTTGGATGGCCGTCTACAAACTTTTCATCCGGCGCATAAGTCCACCTAGCCATTGGACAATGCCTGCACTTATAATTACACGATTGATAAAGCACTAATTCAAATAAATTCATATATACTCCTTATAAAGATATTTTTTCATCCCACCAGACAGTGATAGTCCCTTCAAAAGCAAAAGAACGCACAGTTAAAGTTTCATTTGCTTGTCGCGTAACAGGATTAAAAGCAAGAATACTACCTGTAGCAACAATATTGCTAAAAATAGTACCTCTAGTTGATGATATAAGACTATGTGAATGTCCACCCTCTTGCCCACAACCCTTACCACACATTCTGATATTTACAACAACGCCCACCGGCGGAACAGGAGATCCTGCTGTAATTACAGTATCTCCACCTGTTAATACACTGAAATTTCTTGTCCTAGTTATAGTAGAAAAAAGAGGTTTGAGTCTAACAGTAGAACTCCACAATTTAATTCGACCACCTATACCGGGACTTCTGGGATTGCCACCGTTACCAAAAGTATTTGCATCACCTATAGGCGGATTAGTCCCGCCGCCTCTGCCAACTTTTAAGAGTATTTTATCGCCTACTTCACAGTATCTATTGCTGTGGCTGGACCAGCCTGCTGTAAGATCACCGGGGACTTTGTATAAGTATTTTTCTGTATTACCGTTTCTGCCTGGTTGCGCACCATTTAGAATAGGGATTAGCGGAGCGCTCGCACCACCAGAACCGCCTAAGACAGCCATTGCATCTTTTGTTATAACAGTAAACTGCGGGTTTGGAGTAGTTTTTATTGTAAATGTTGAATTAGGTCCCTCTACAATTCTAACCAGAGTTTGTTCTCCAGGCACTCCATTGTTAGGATAGTTCCAGCCACCTTCACCACCACCACCTGTTAAATCAGCTTCTATGTAGCCTTCTGTTACACATTCGTATTCATCTATAGCGTAGTCATACTTAGTAATATCAAGTAACGGATAGAGGAGACATAGATCGTTAACCGCTTTATTGACCGCTATGTCATCAACCGCCTGTAATGTCGCAAAATTCCCTGTTCCGTAAGAAGTACTTCCACCGTTTGCCTTATCAATCATTGTAAGTAAGTACTTACAATTTGCAGCTTGCCCTGCTGTACCTGCAACCGGAGTAAAGTTCGTTCCCATTTTTTTATTTATGGCATTACACACATATTCACAATTAGCTAACTGTCCCATAATAATTCCTTAACTTGTTGGTGTTGATGGTGTAGGTATAAACACAGGCCCAAGAAAACGATTCTCGCCAGCTTGAAACTCAAATATACCCTTACCGACATCACCATTGCCTCTATGCACCATCGATCTAGTTTCGTAATCAATACTCCTGCCGCAGTGGAAATCAATAACAGCAACTCTAGCTGTATTAGGAGAGCTTCGACTCCCTAATCCTAAGCCTACATTGGCTTCACTGACATTGGCTCCAATAACAACAGAGCTATGAGCAGGTATTAGTCTACCGTCCGAGTCAAATAATGCCGGGATATTGGGTATTACAGCAGATACACTAGCACCTAATATAGGAACACCACCGGGTTGCCCCTTTTCGCTCTGTTTAACTTGTGCATCATTTGTAACATTCCCCAAACCAATATTAGCTTTTGTTATATTAACATTCTATTAATTATATCTAGCAATGAGCCAAATATTATAACCAAAGATGAGCCAAGATTTTATATTTGACCATCATAATACCCCTGAATCCAGTCTCTAAGCTCGTTAATCTCCCCGGCATTGGCATTTGCCTGTGCGTGTAATTCGCTGATATCGGTACTGCGGCGGATTGATTTGATAACTGCGACATCGTAATCACGAAACCATGCCATTAGCTCGTTTAGCCTGTGTTGCTTAACATCGATTTCCTGCGGTGGGGGTTGCGGTACTAAAACAGGCTTTCCGGTATTATCTGTGCCTATTGTCCATTCTCCGTTCTGCGCCGCTATAAGTTCGTCCCGGTATTTTTCTGTAACCTCGTACCTGTCGTTTTCTTCCGACTGTTCCGGATAAAATCCTTCTTTCCAATAAACCATATTGTTCTCCTTTTTATCTGTAATAAATGCCTGTCAAGTTACAATTATCGCGCGCCACTATCTGTATCTGGCTCCAACTGTTAAATCTGATTACCGCATTATATGAATTGCCAGTACCATCAGCTGCTATAAGTCTTACCCGACTGGTATTTGACGCAGTTGTACTTGGTATTATAGATGCCTTGCGAAAAATATTGTGTGATTGCGTGGGATGGGAACTAGTAGTAGTCACAACGCTGGTAAAAAGTATTTCCTCGCAATCTGAAGGAATTGCGGTGGCCAAGTTTAAGGCACCTGTAGATGACATTAGTCCTTGCCATGCTGATTTCCATGTATGTCTTGAAATTAATCCGTTGATTTTGCGGCCTATTTGAAGCAGCCAATTGTCTATAGATTGGGACAAAGTCGCTGTGTTAAATTTAGAGACATTCTCCGATGTTCCCAATGCCACCGATTGAAAATCTTCCGCAATTTTTTTATCGTTTACTCGTATTTCCCTAGCTATAAAATTTATTATGGCGCCGGCACTTTGACCTGCTACTTTTTCAGTTACTTCTATTCTGGCATCATAATCTACATTTTGCCCTGTATGGAAATCTATATGAGCGATTCGATTTATAGCAGGAGAGCTTGTACTCCCTAATTCTATGCCTACATTGCCATTATGTTCGTGCCCAATATTAGTGGAAGTAAGCCGGCTCAAGTCATCTCTTAATGCAGCAGCAGTATCCATTAACACAAAATTACCATTACTAGCAAGAATATCAGTTGCCAAAGTCCGTGTTATACTACATCCCTTGTTAATAACAAAGGTGCTTCGGTTGAGAAGATGTATTCCTGTCGTATTGCCTGACAGAGGATGATTAGATTTATTAATTGTAATTGTACCAGAAAAATCATCAATCGTACTGCCGGTGTCTACATAAATACCAGTTGCAAAACTTCTTAAAGTAATATTCCCGTAAGTTCTAATACGACTCCCGTTGGTACAAGATATACCCCTTGAAGTATTAGAACCTAAATCTGTATTTCCGTCTGCTGTTAAAGAGCCAAAGAAAATTATATCAGACGCATTTACACAAGTAAGTGCGTGTCTTGCTAGAGTATCGCACGGCCCAATTGTTACTGCCGAGCCATATTTAATTTTGCTTGAAACACCATGTGAAATGTAATACCATGATTTTACAGTCAAACTAAACCTGATGTCGCTACAATTAGCACTTATAATCCTAGCAGTCATAGCTCCCTCAACCAGGGCACGAGACGTATAATTGCATTGCAAAGTTCCTGCAATTTCTAATCGTCCAACTACTCTAACAGCACCATTATAATCAAGGGTTACGCTACCAAGAGTTATAATTATGGGGTAAGCAGCATTATATGTTACACTCATATTACACAGAAAAACGGCTGAACGATGTCTAAGAGTAAATCCTTGTACAACTGGATTACCTATACCACAGAGTGCCCATTCAAGAGAGGATGCGTTTCCAGGCTGTTTCCCGGTATGTGCTAACATGCAAACATAAGTGAGAATTTGTGTGCCATTATTCCTAGATACGGTGTCGCCAGGAACATAATCGGTTGTATTATTCCATACACCTTTAGTTATCTCATCGTCCAGTAACGGCACAAATTTCCACACAGTAGTTGTTACAGACGGCGTGGTGCCAGTCCCAGCGGCTACTCTTTCGTAGACATATCCGGCACTGGTAACCCTATCTCCTACAGTATATGCAAGGCTCGAATCATATGGATTAGGATTAGCTGTACCTGCTGTGATATTCCTTTCAATGTACAAATCGACTCGAGGTACATTCCCTAATTTCAAGAGTGCTTCTGCTACAGTTTTTAGGGCATTTGCTCTTGATGCTCCTGTATTATTATCGTTACCATGCCTTGTATCAATATACAGGGTTCTTGTCTCTAAATTTTGATTTCTATACACCAAACTGCCCGGTATACGGAAGTATCCATTAGTGGCAGTAGTAACGGGTACAGTTGTTAAATGAGCTATATTTGTAACGGTATTTGGCAAAGCATTGACAGAATAGGCGGCGGCAGTTGTTGCAGCATGAGATCTTAAAATACAAGTAGCTAAAATATGAACATATCTAATATTATGCCGTACCCAAAAAGTCCAAGTATTATCGGTATCAAGATATATTATAATAGGTGGTATATCTTGTCCGCGATTAAGCTGCTTAGCAGATGATGCAACTACTACACCATTATTTAATGTAAAATCTACATCGGTGTCCATTAAATTGGCAGTTGTATAGTAGGATGCCCGTAGAGATAATTTAACATTACCTGACACTGTATTTGCTATATTTGTTCTTATTCTGTGCCCAAGGGTACCACTAGTTACAGAGTATTGATTATTAGGTGTATTCCTTTTTAGAGTCCATGGTGTCCATACACCACTGGTATTATATCTTATGATCTCATTAAAACTCCTATCATAAAATATCTGTACTGCTCTATAATCAGTAGCAGATACTTGTCGCAGACGTTTATGCTCCAGCTGGAATGATATATTAGAAGGTATGTTTGCTATATTATTGGTACCGCCGTCCAAGGTAGAATATATTATTTCCGAACTTGGGCCATTCCATGGGAAATAAGTGTCGAGATCAAGTGTTTGATTAGATACATTCCGGCCTTGTGTACCAATTACGCTTAACGGACTAGATGCTGTACCATCACCTGTTAAGGATGCATTTTTGTTAACTGCCAATAGCCCAGTCGTAGACGGTAATTGACTAGCCGGCACTTGTCCATTAACAAGATCAGCCTTATTAGCAAACAAACTCGCAATATTATCAATCAAAATCTTAAGCGTAGCGCGTAAACTGCGAGTCCCTGCCGTGATCTGTGTAGCGCTTGCCGCAGGCGCAACTACCGTTACCGGTACTGGTATCGATAAATTTCCGCCATTATCATCAACTGTTCCGGTTGCGTTATCGTTACCGCCTATAGTGCGGCTTAGTTTATCTTGTTTCCCATTGATTTTAGTTTGCAAAGCAGTATTTAATTGTGCTTCAGTAACTGTCCCGTTTAACAATGTTGCGGATATTACATTATTTGCGCCAACCGTAATTTGTATATTTGTACCGGTTGATCCTGTATAAATATCAATAAGGTCTTTAATACTAATTCTTATTGTAGAGTTATTTTGTTTTGTAATAATGATTTCTTTTGTAGCAGGATCATAGCCTATGTCTTTTGTCAGTGTTTCCAATGGCAAGTCAATTGCAAAAGTTGCTCCGTTGTGTGCGGTAAATGTAATAACATGGGTAGTAGCATTATAAGTTGGTAGCCCTATAAGATTATTCAGTATGCCATTCACTGTATTAAGTGCGGTTTGTGTTGCAGTAGAAATTGGTTTATTCGCATCAGAGGTGTTATCTACATTCCCCAAGCCCACTTGAGATTTGGTCACTGAATGAGGGTTACTGGTATTTGATGTGTGATTAGTTAAAACATTTCTTACATTTCTAATCTTGCCCCATATGAACTGCAGTATATTTCTCACTGGAGCTATTGCAACAGCTCCAGTGTTAATATCAGTTCCAGATCCGGTTTCGGCTGTAAGGGACGCGGTATCACCCAAGATCCTTGCTTCTTCTTCCGCGGCCACCATCTCATGCGCCTCAAAAATCCCTTCTTCAATTTTGTTCATGTTCTGGACACTAAAAGGGGTTCCGGGCTCATCCACTCTGTTTGGTGCATTGTGCAGCACAACAGATGCGTTGGATTCCAACGCCTTTTCAAATCGGTTTAAACTGACACCCTTCCGGGGTTTCCATTCGGTTTTCTTGTATGCCATAGAGTTATTGTACCACCCGCAATAGGCGTTTACTCTAATTGGGACATAGGGGGGCTATGGGGTGGGGAGAGAGGGTCCGAGATGCCTCAAATAGAAATGTTACCGAATGAGGCATTAGCTCTTTTCGGTAACATTTTTCATGAGACAATGCGGGGTCTTGACTTATCAAAAATGTTATTATATAATATAAAAAATGGAGAAAACATGAAAAAGTTGTTTATTGTTGTTTTTTTATTAGGGTTTTTAAACATTTCTTGTGACTTACAATCAGACTATCAGTATTATTTTGAAATAATTAATGATTCTTCAGAGAAAATATCATTTGATTTTAATGGTATCTCTAAAACCATTAATGCAGAAGAGACATTAAATTTAGATAAAGCTCATTATAGAGCCCTTACCAACATCACCGCAGATGGTTATGGCATTAGAGTGAAGGGAACTCATAAATATACTAATAATTATTCAACAATAACTTACACATTTTTTGATATTGAACCGTATAAATTGAATGTTTTTAACACCTTGCCTGTCGAATTAAAAATAAAAGCAGGGGAATATATTTATTATTTAGAATCAACAGAATTAACAGTACCGGCAAATGATCCCCCAAATACAGATGGCATAATAGAGGATGAGGATATTTATATTTATACAAATAGACCTATTTTTTCTATAGTTCAACCTGAAGATCCTAATGATCATTATTTATTTCCGGTTATATTTGATTGGGAAATCGTTGATAAAATTGATATTGATACACAAATAGTAAAAGAATATATAATGTTAGTTATTAGATAATGTCACACTTTAATACATAATGAATTACCTGAACGATAAACAGTCCCTGGTGTAGCTGGTTCATAATCAGGTATATCAACAAGTCTAAAAGTTCTTTTCCCTTCTGAAGTAAATTGATATGTTAACCTTTCTGTTAATAATCTATTGATTAGATTGGTAGGAAAATCTTGCGGAGGGTAATTATTATTATTAATCCAGTTTACAACTTGATTAGGATAAAACTCCTTACCCCAAACAGGTGTATATGAATTGTAGCCTCTAAATGCAACTTCGATCTCATTACCTTCGTTTGTAATAACTGTTGCTGTTTCAGTATGATATATCTTATTAAACGGAAGGTTGCCATACGATCCATACCATTCGTAATAAAATATCCCCTCATTATTTGTATCAGAATATTTTTTTATTGCAATTATAGGAATATTCCCATAATGTCCCAAAATGTTACTCCGTACTGGTATACTAAGAGTAGTAGCTCCTATTTCAATATTATATAATTGTCCTACAGGCTCATCATTTGTCAATAATAATGGCCCAGAACTTATAGCTCCTAAAAACAGGGAATTACCACTTATAGTTAAATCTTGAGCTGCTAAGTTTTCTATAAACGCATGCTGCGCAATTAACTGTCGGGCAAATATCGCCCCGAACCATCCTGTGTCATAAGCCAACCCGGGCACATCAAGGCCGTCTTTGAAACAGCGAATATACAAATCCGCATACCTGTCAGGCTCCCGGTACTCCCATGCGATACCAGACCATTGGAAAACACTGCCGGCAGAACGACCGTTTGTTGTGTCAATGGTCAGCACATAATCTCCTTGTCGCGCAAGTACCGATCCCTGTACCGGACCTTTTATTATTGTTACTGTCGCGTTTGATGTTGTCAGCGCATTAACAGTTCCCAAATACCTTGGCGCATAACTCCTTGTGTCTCTTGTTATTTTTAACACTGATGTATAGACCTCACCCTGATATGTTGCGTTGACTGTAATATTATTTACATCACCAAGCGTAGCATTGGCATTAACAGTAACAAGGCCGCTTGTATTATGTATCGATATTCCCGCTGGAGCTCCAGTTAATGAAAAAGTAACGCCGGTTGATAATACACCACTCCACATGTGCAACCTCGCTTGTGAAGTAAAAGGCAAAAGCCCTGCAAGAATTTTTCCGTCAGCATCACTCTCAAGCAATTTGTTTTGCGGCTCAAGGCTTAGCCAAATCGGAGTAATATCATCTTCATTCCGTGTGGCTTTTATTCTTACAGGCTGACCCCATTCGCCGACATCAACCGTTACGGCCATTTTTGCAGATTCCCAAATAGAGCGGAATGTTTTTGAGTAATGCCAACCATCATTTTGTCCCTCACCTGTTGGGCGCGGGGGTTCTTCATCGTTATCATTGTAAACTGCAAAATGTTTCCAGTCTGACGGTTTTATCAACCCGGAATCCATGGCTCCGGAGAAAGGTGTTATCTTGTTTTCAAATTCCGGCAAAACAAAATCAGGTGAGTCCACTCCAAAAATTTCCGGACTGTATTCTACGCAGGTAAGTGTTGCTTTAAAATCTCTCTCCGGCAAGATGTCGGTTATAATTAAATCAATTACTTCATAACCTCTAATGCCAAAGGCATAAATATCTCCGGCTTTTGGCGCTTTGCTTTCTGCAAACGGTTCTGTAAAAAAAATAACATTCAAAGGTTCATAGTAAACATTATCTTCTTCATCTATTGCATACATTTCACCAATAAGCGGGGCGTAAAGATCGCCGTCATCCGTGGGATTATAAACCATAGATTTATTCCGCTGTCTACCGGGACTAAAAACAACTTCTTTAAGTATTATCTCGCCATTATATAAACGAATTCTAACAGCGTACTGATTGCCTTCTAACATTTCTATCGGCTCATCTGTATCGATACCAATGCATACGCCGTCTTGCCAAACAGTCCCCTTAATCCGCCCCTGCGCGGATCCTGTCAGCGCAATATCGCCGGCGTATTGTATCCAATCTCCCTTGTTGCAAATTAAATATTCAATATCCACTTCAATTGAGTGTACAAACGGTCTGTTTTTAAGACAGCCGTAACTATACATACCAATACGCCGCGCCTGTTCCGAATTTGTTATCCCCCATAATTCCATTTTTTGTATAGAGTCAGGTTCCTTCACGCGGTTGCCGTTAGAAGTATTGTAAACAGATAATTCGTTATGGTCATAACCCGCATCAGCATCAATGTAGCGCAATGCTATGGCCTCTGGAATATCGCCTTTTAACATTGTAACGCTATAACTAATTGTATTTTTTGGCGTAAATAATTGCATATGAGCAGGCCTTTCTATATCCTGTACAACACTTACTTTTGAATCGATACGCAAAATATCAGCGCGTGCCGTACGGCCAATCATTCTTATAAGCTCAGCTATTGTTACAGATTGAGAAAGGTATGCGTTACAGGTATATTCGTGTTCTTCACACCATAAATAAAACGCTTCCAAAGACGGCCAATCGATATCATCGGCATTTACTTTTTGCTGTGCCGGTCGCCCCTGCAGTGCGTACAACAGCGCAGATGCGGGGTTGCAGGTTTCTGCAGTATTCAACCAATGTAAATGGCCGGAGCCGTTACCGGAATAAACAGGATGTTTTGCTGTTGCGATATAATTAAATCTGTCTAACATTCCGTTAAGTTGTCCTGTCGCTAATACACGCATAGCAATAATAGTTAAATTATTCTGCATTACAGCGCGGATTGGTCTAACCGATTTAATCGAACGGACAGAACCAATGTAAACCTGATCTATAATTTTTGTGTCGGTTGAATCATCCGTTACCCGTTCTATTTTTACGGTGTATTGACCAGGTGTAAGACCGCTTTTTGTTATTTGACATCGTTTTGTTTTTAATTCTGCCCCGGATATAACATTTGAATTGCCGTTAAAAAATCCAAACAGCTGATACTTAGTATCTGGATCAGTTTCTTTTTTATACCACGCCTGCACCGTTAAAGAGGTTGATACTAATTTACTATCTTTGTTGTACTTGCCAAGCCCCGAATGAAAAAAGATGTCTACATTAATAATACTTGTTTTATTTGGCGTAGTTCTTGTAACAGCACCGGATATTTTTTGACCATTGGCACCATCTATCTCTTTATTTAATGGAGCGTTAATAACATCTTCATGTACACAATTGGGGTAAATATTTCCCCTTTCCCCATTCTGGAATATTTCAAGCCTTATTACAGGATCCGCACCATTTAAAATTGAATTCATGTTTTTAGTCGCAGAAAAATCAATTAATGGGGTATCGCCTAACTTTAGAGTATTTGTATCAATAATACAATCTTTGTAACCGCCGCAGAATAGCTGTGTATAATATTGTTTGCCGTCTATAATTTCCGTGCAAGGATTGGCCACAATATCAGGATATACGCGATGCCGGCCAAACAGCACAGGGATACGCCCATGCGGGCGAGCCTGATTTTTGCTCCCTCGGATAGACGGATCGCTTTCCGGTTTTTCTTTATCATCGAGTTTTGGTATATCAGTATTTAACAATATTCCACCGCTAAGTATCATGGCAAGACCGGAGCCCATTACTGCTATTCCTACGCCTGCCCCGAAACCTGTTGCAATCAGAATACCGCCCCCAATAACCATAAGCCCACCAACGATCTTTGCTCCTACTCCCATTTCTTCATTGCTGCCGTACGGTACAAACTTAACAGACAATGTATCACCGTCCAGAGCCTCAACATTAAAGTCTTTTACTATTTATCCGTTACGACAAACCCTTGCCTGTGAAAGAGGAAAGCCGCTGTCAAGTTCAGCAACAATTTCCGCAGTCGTTTTTGGAGTAACTGTAACTTTAATACGGCTTTTCTTAACCGGATGAAGTTCCGCTATTACATTAACTGACATGATAATACCCCTCTATACGGCCACGCAGTGCAGGATGTGTCGCTCTTTGGCAAACAGATCCTGTCTTTTGTCCTGTGTGTAAAATACAACCGGCACCGGCGTAAATGCCGACATGCGCTGGTTTTCCATATGTGGTCATAACCACAACAGTTTTTTCTTCCGGTTCTGCTACTTTTTCTGCAGTAAGTATCGGTAACTGTTCCTCAAACAGTCGCGATGTTTCTTCAACATTTAATGCGTTGGAATAATCATCCGATAATTCAGGCAGTTTTATTCCGTATTCATTTTGTAAAACCAAACGGATAAGACCATAACAATCACAGCCGTCCATAGTCCTGCCGTTTGTTGCAAAAGGAATTCCAATATATTTTGATACCCATTTATACATCATCAATAGAATAACCCCTCAAAATCTTCCGGCGAATAAGTATCTTTGGGAAACTTGCGATCCAGTAAATAAAAATCGTAAAGCTCGCCTGTGATACTTTCTTTATTTGCTTTTATATTCCGTAAGCGGTAGTTAAGCGGTCCGCGTTCGTAAATGTCCGGCGTGTCCGCCATTATGACACAGATGGATACGGTTATGTCCTGCCCCACGGCCTGTTTTATAGCTGTATAGATTGCCAAATCCGTATTATCTATTGCAAGCCGGCAGGCTTTAGGTGCGTTGTCCGTTTGTTCCGGCAGAATAATGGTAAAACCTACGCCAAGGAATTCATTTCCACGTGAGGTAATATTTTGATTATTGTCAACACAGCGCAATACCGCGTTTCCGGAAACTTCCACTGTTAATAAATGTAAAAATACTTTTTCCGTTTCCGGAGCAAGGACTGCTTCAGTTGCTGCAGGAGATATTCTACTTCTCATAAACGCTCCAGTGACATTGATATTGCAAACATTCCTTCCAAAGAAATTTCCTGATAATCTTCCGTAAACCGAAACTCCCCTATTTCAAGAGTTTGCGGATCGGTAAAGTTAAAACGCAGCACACCATCAGCAAGAGTGATGTTGTAAAATTGCTCCAGCACCATTCGCTGGTTAATATCCAGAATCATTCTGCCTGTGAAAGTTTTTGTAGATGCAGTGTAACGCCTCCGTACTTTTTTTGGCCCTGCGTCCATTTGGGTACGAACAACACTGGATTTTCGCTGCACTGACAGCCCATCCATAAGCAGAGTATTAGGCAGCTCGTTTGGCCAAAATATTTCTGTCATGTTATACTCCCATCGGTCGCACGCCGAACCGCTCCATTGCACGGTCAGCTTTGCCTGATGTTATATGGCTATTTACAAGAGAACCGATTACTACATCGATTTGCTTATTTCCATTTTCATCTGTGGATTCTTCTTTTCTGACATTCTCGCCGGAATTGTTGATAATATTTACATAGACGAAAGTATTACTTCCGCCATCACTCTCTACGCCAAGATTGCCGCTGGGCATTCGTTTAAGCGGCATGATCGCTTCCGGGCCTGCCTCTCCCATCACGCCAAGGCTGCCGCCAAAACGGAAATAAGTGGGCTGATTTACAATTTGATTTGTAAACGCTCCGCCGGCGGCAAAGGGAATTAAATTACTTGAACCATAAATGTTACCATGAGCGTTTGCCATGGCTTCCCGTTCCTTTTCAATTCTCCCGTTGGTATATCCTGCAATAAGCGCAGATGATCCTGCTGCTGCAACAAAGCCAAGACCAAGCGGCCATTGTCCCTGGGCTATGAGTTGTAAGCCTGCTTGCAGGAACATCATAGGCAGTTGGTTAAGTATTTGCATGGCCATATCGGCAATAATCTGTCGGAAATTTTCTGCGGAAGCTTCTCCTCTGCCAAAGGCTTCCCCTACCGCGTTTAAGCCAGAAAGCATACTGTCAAAACTTACTGCCGCCAATTGAGCAGTAATATTGCCGATAGCTTCAGCCGTCTGTTCTTCCAATTCTGTAAATATATCCTTAAGACCATCTGCAACTTTCTGTGACAGGAAAGTGTTAAAACTGATAGAAAGATCATTCACTGCTTGGCTTGCCTCACGCAAGGTTTCTATCATCTTAGCGGCTTGCCTTATTTCTTCTTCAGTGGCTCCTGCTGCCACGAGTGTTGCCATGGCAAGGTCGTATTTGTCTTCTGTCAGGTTTTGCACCTCACGGCTAAGATTAGAAAGAGTATCAGTTATAAGCAAAGCATTTTCGGCTTCTTTAGCTTCATCCCCCAACCTGCGGTAAGATTCGATAAGCCGTTGTACCGATTCGTCTGCCAATGAAAACGGCATATTTATCTGTGAGGGGTCTATAGTAAAAAGTTCTATCAGGGCATTATGTACATCTGACTGCTGCCTTCTAAGTATGCCCGAAAGATCAAGCTGTTCTCCCAAAGTTGTGGTGATAGTCTGTTGCGCCGTAAGGCTGCGTTCAAATTCGGCAAGGTATAATTCAGCAGCCTTTGAGCCGCTGTTGCCAAACAGTGCGGGATCAACTTTGGTAATTTCGCCGAACCACTCCTGCCAACTTTTTTTTATCTCCGGCGCAGGCAAAAGTTCAAGAGCCGTTCTGTCCATGGTTATTACGACTGGAATATCTATAATATCAAAATCATCGCCTAAACCCTTTCCAATTTTTGCTAACTCGGCGTTTATTTGTCGACGTGTATTTTCTGCCTTTGCCGCAGCTTCATCCCAACCGTATTTATATGTCTCAATGGCTTCTTCAAATTTTCTGGCGTTGAATTCATCTCCCATTCTTCTGGCAAGTTCAATGTTTTCAATGCCCTTCGCTGTGTATTGCTCATAAGCTTTTGCCGCATTTTCTGCAGCCTCCGCCTGTCTTCTTAATATTTCAATACGTTTATTAGCTGCATTTATAACCTCGGCCTCTGTAAGACGTTTTACCGCGTTTGTTGCATCGTCAACTGTGGATGAGTATGCAGTAATCTCTCCGGACAATTGCGGATATAATTTGATAAGCTTGTCGGTTGTCTCTGCATCAATCAGTTTAGCGTTATTCCCGTCTGCATAAGAGCGAAGTAATAAATCTGCTTCTGTTCTGTTTTTATGAAGCTGTGTATTAAAATCGGTGTATGCGTTGGCTTGTTTATTAATTAATCCCACAGCTATGCTTGCTGCAGCGACAACCCCGCCAATTGCCAACACAAAAGGATTGGCTGCAACAAATGTCATGGCAGAGCCTATTCCTTTTATTGCCGCTATTGCAGGACCAGATACCGCAATTACTCCGCCCATGCCGAGAACAAATCTTTTTGTTCCCTCGTCCATATTTGTTATGCCGTGAAGGATAGAGCTTGCGCTTCCTAGCAATTCCGTTGCCATCGGCAGCAGCAATTCTCCAAAAGAAGCAAGAGCGTGTTTCGCATCACTGACGGCGCTGCCGAATTTTTCTAAAGCCGTGCCGGAAAGCTCGTCCATCATCCCTGCAAACTGACCTCCGGGACCTGTCATAGACTTAAAAGCTTTCTCAAGATCGGAAAACCCAATCTTGCCCTCTGCGGCAAGACGGCGTATATTTTCTTCGGATGTATTCATTTCTTTTGCCAGCTGCTTTACAATCGGGATTCCCTGCTGTTGCAACCGCACAAGGTCGCGGGTTGTAAGATTGCCCATTGCCCTTGCGCGTTCAAAAGAGCTTGATATTTCGCCGAAAGATAGGCCGGTTCCTGCAGCAACATTGCCGAGCATTTGCATGGTTTGTGTGGCGTATTCGGCACTGTTGCCCGTATGGATCATCGCCCTTCCGAGTGAAAGAACCTCGTCAGTCGAAAGTCCGGGAGAGTTTCCCAATTGCCGCCACTCTTCAAAAACTATGGAAGCCTCTTGGGCAGAGCCGAGCATGTTTTTAAGTGACAATTTTAGTTTTTCATTTTCTCCTGCAAACTTGACTGCCGCGATTCCCGCACCGCCGAATACGCCGGAAATGATTAATGATTTTTTTGACAAAGAGTCCAGAGCTTCGCCAAGGGAGAGCGTCTTCTTTTCCGAATCGTCAACACCCTCTGAAAGTTTTTTAAAGTTTTCAATTGCGCGGGCTACTTCTGCTTCTACCAATACCCGCAGTTCGTCCGTTATTTGCATTCCGATCCCTTTCCTTTAAAAACTCAAACTCCGTATCAAACAAATCTACAAGCTCTACCAATGCGGCAGGCTCTCTAATCCAATCGGGACCGTGCGGCCATCCGTATCGCTGTATTTTGCTCCACAAACTATATGCGTCGTAAAATTCCGGGGTAAGGTAATTTTGTACCTCACCCCGTTTTATTGCCCATTGCCTAAGCAATATTTTTTCTTCGGAATAGACCGGGTTTAACTCCCGCTCATGCCACCCGTCCCAGACAAGCCCGAATCCTATTCTAAGATTTTTTTTTGCGTCTCTGAAAGTTTGTCGGAACAAACTTCTAAACAGATCGCATTTACCAAAGGCCACATTCCGTCAAAGCTTGAAGCGGCTAACTCCTCGCCTGTCGCAATCTGTTTTTCTTTTCCTGATTCATCTTCGACAACCAAATTTTTGATCTCCCCGACATGGTGGCGGAGTATTTTCTGGGTATTGAATCTGGTGCTTGATGCAGCATTAACAACATCCTTGCCTTTGGAATTTTTTTGCACCTGCCGGGTTAACTCTGTAAACATCAAAGTTCCATGGTCTTCTACGGTCGGCCTTAAAATCTCGATTGACAACCGTTCCGATTCGGGAAGATCCAAATTGCCGTTAATGTCAGGATAAAAATTATAATTTTTTAACGCGCTGAATTTCATACACCGCCCCCTTCCGTTACAGTTCTGTAGTAGATACCCGGGTTGCAGGAGCCGTCAACTTTATAATTAAAATTGAACGGACACACGCCTTCGATTGGCTTGTCCGTCTGAAACGACTCGACAATGATGGGGAAATATTCCCATGCTTCAATCTCACCCGCGGCAGTTGTTTCACGGCGAGACAGCATGAAATGGTGTGTTCCGCTTTTGGCGGGCTCGTATGTGATGTATGTGCCGTCATCCGTAATGACCGCGGTGAACTCGTTTATAAGCTCACGCTGTTCAAGGCTGTCAACATCCACCTGGCCGTTAATGCTGCCGCTTCTGTCTTTGAATACGGACGGAACAAAAGCTCTGACTCCGCTTTCAATATCAGCCTGGGTGGTTACATCGAAAGTCTGACCTTGCGCGCTCGCGCTGACATCCGTAGTAAAAGACAATTTCATAATTCCCATTGGAATAAGACTATCTCCCGCCGCAAGCGACTGACCTTTTTTTGCCCAATAGAAATCACCGGCTTTGAGCGTCCTTCCGCGCGTTTTTGCTGGATCCGCTCCGGGAATTCCGCTACCGGTCTCGGCGCGGCTTTGTATCTTATACCAGCCTTCCCTGGGAACCGCAGCATCCACGCCACCAACAAGGACTGCACCGAATTTAATTTTGTAAAGATATCCGTCTTTACCTGTTACCTTCATGTTTTTACTCCTCCGGGCTTTGCCCGATTATTTTTGCCGGATAGGCAACCGTTATCTGCCATAATTCGATATACCTAACCGGCATTGATTCTTCTTTATCAGGATACTCGAAGCGACCGGGTTGCAGCCGTCTCCAGAGCGCGGTCAGGTTATAAGTTTTATCCGCCGTAATTGTCAGCGGCATATTTTCTTCGTTTAGGTGAACCAGTTTTCTTGAAGCAATTATGGTGTCGGTTACCCACAGGCTGTGCGTGCCATCGCTTTTAAATTCCGCGTTGAAAGTAATCCGCTCCCATCCTTTGTTTTCAGCTTGCGGATTATTCCTGTCGATGCCGGCAGGTTCAAGTCCCGCGTAATACAGTTCGATCCTTGGCCTGTTTGGCGTAACATCTTGCGGCATAAGTATCGCTTCTATTCCCAAAGCGCGGATACTCTCCAGCAGCGCGTTCATAATTTTTTTCATAAACTCAACTCCTTCTTTTGAGCGCGTTCATCACGCCTTCCTGTACCAGCTTCATAAGATATTCCTGATCCTTTTCGTCAATGTATAAAAACGGCCTTGGCGGAATCTTTACGGATTTTGATATGATAAACAGAATGAACACCTCTCCGCGCTTGCCGCGTTTACCGGCTCTTTCTTTACAAGCAAAAAAAGCCTTGCCTACGCTGAAAAAATCGTAGCCGTCAGCTTTCATCGCTTCAATAAGCAAGCGCGGCGAACGAGCCCCGTAACGGCGCATAAGCATTCTTGTTTTATCGCTCGCCGGAATGAACAATGCTTTCGCGTTTTTCGGCCTGATAGTCCCGCCATTCTGTTGGATACGAGCATAAGCAAGGTTTGTACTTGCATCAGCCCACAGTTCCCCTGAATGGGGTGCTATGCTTTTCATCAATTCGCCGTTGTCTCGTAAAGTTTGGCTGCCCCGCTTAACCTCCTGGGTTAACGGCGCGTTTGCCGGCATTATTCCCGATCTGATTTTTCTGTCGGCGCTACTTTGAAGATACATCGATGCTTTCTTCATCGTGCCGGCAAGCCCTGCGCCGATCAGGTGTGCGTAATCGGGCGGACGGCTTATTACCTTAACTCCCATAACGCGGCGGCTCCGCCGTATCCATCGCGCCGGCGGCAGGACCGGGGCCTTCATCGTACTTGGTAGAGATGCTGCCAAAGTATGTTTCAATTAAATCTGCGGCATCCTGTTCTTTCGACTTGGCGCGGCTTTCGCTGCCGATATAAGAAAACAATTCGTACACGGCGCGTTTAAGAACAATGTCTTTGATTACATCGTTGGCTTCATCGTACTTGTTTCCTGTAGATGCGACTTTGCCGTATACCCAGATAACGGCTTTGTCTATAGCCCGTTTCATCACCGCTTCATCGGCATAAGAAACAGTACGCAAATCATCAGGGTTCATTTCACCTTTCAGGTCATTTATGGTTATAATTGTTTCCGGCATACCGCCTCCAAAAAAACAACCGCCGAAGCTACTCACCGCGGCGGTTGTCAAATTAGCCCGCGAACTTCGCGAACACGATTCCCTTGCGGTTGATGAGCGGGAAAGGCTTGCTCTTTACAAAAAGATCCTCGCCCCTCTGGTCTGTCCTCACCTTTGTAAAGGCGTAGAACGGCACAGCCTGATTCATCACCACATCGTCAAGTCGCAGGTACGGCATTTTCTGCCCGGCGTTTACGGCTCTTGCCATAAGTTCCAGAGGCTGCACCATGTGCTGGGTTGTCTTGGCGCCGCTTGAGTCAATATCCACCCAGGTATCGTTGTCCATGAGGATTTCAAAACCCGCAATGCTGATTTTTCCAGGTCCCGGAGCTGCGGCGTATACTTTCTGGTTTGCCGAAGCGGTTATGATTGATTGAAACACCTCAATCGATGCCACAAACTCAATCGGGCCGCCGATGCCTTTGTCCCTGATTGCCGCAGTCATTTTGTTAAGAATGATGATAAGCTGGGCAATGGTAAGGCTTGCCAGAGTTTCTGACAGTGGTAATCCTTCGATCTCTCCATAGTCAACAATATAGCGGCTCATGCCTGTGCCTGCCTGCATCATGTAGTTGATGCCTCCTCTGTGCGCTTGGGCGCAGAGTGCACGAGTTGTAGATCTCACTACGCGCAGATGGTTTGCGATTCTTTCGTCAATCATCTGCTGCTTGCCCTGATCGGTTGCCCTCTCGTAATCATCGACCTCCACCGCGGTGAAGATATCGTCAATCTCGATAGGCATAGGCTCGATGGTCTTTGCGGACATTCCGCTTTCGGGCCTAACGCCCAAAGCGCCGCGTTTGATCACGGGCACATTGCCGTATTCAGCTTCAAGCTCCGCCACGGTTATGTGGGTTGAATTTTTAAGAGGACGGTTGGAAAAATAATCCATCGCGTTGGATTCTTCGGGTGCGTTGGCCGCGATGATCCTTTCAACATCTTGTGGTTTTATAATTACCGCCATCGCTTACCCCTTCTTTGCGCTCGAAAAGAGCTGTGTCGGATGAATCCCTATGCCGCGTAGTTTGGCTACCATCGCCGGCGATGCCGCCGCAGGCTGCGCCCCGCTGGAATCCAAAAGCCTTCCGGCAACAACCATGCCGTGCCAAAGCACAAGCACTTCCGCGTTCTTGCCGTCCGAGTCCGCGGTTAACACCGCGATAGGCGTGTCGGCTAACGCGGCAGGTTCAAGCTTGCCGCTGGCGGCATCCATTTTAAGGATTGTCCCCGCTTTGAGTTTTACTGTCTCGTTCTTAAGCAAGGCAGTGTCAACAATTCCCGGGTGTCCGGGATGGACAACTTCGGACTGATTCTTCACAGGGATACTTTCGTAATTTACTCCCATTCTTTCCTCCTACATTTTTTTGGCGGCGGCGCCCCAGTCAACAGGCTTTTCGCCGTCCGCGCCATCGCTGTAATTGATTCCCGATGCCCCGATCTTTACCGCCTGCGGCCAGCTCCCAAGGATTTCTCCAAGGAGCCACAGGGCATCCCGTTTTTCGGTTTTCCCGCTGTCGGAAAAATCGAAGGCTTCCACAGCCTCAATTCTCTCGGCAAGGGCTTTCGCTTTCGAGGCAATGCCTGCGGGGATTTTTTCGACAATACTTTTGCCGAACCCCTCAAGCCGTTCCCTACGGCGCTCCGCTTTCAGTTCGCTGACCTGTCTTTGCATGTCGGCAAAGTTCCCGTCCCCCGAAGCCGCCGGTGTCTCCGGTGCCGGTTCCGTTGTCGGCGTTGTTGCCGCCGCAGGCTGCGATGCTGCTTGCGGCGCCGTCGCCTGTTCCGCCAAGGCCTTGTTTTGTTTTTCAAGTTCCGCGATCTTCGCGTCCTTTTCTTCCATGGCCTTTTTTTCTTCATCAGTCATAGTATCGTTACCCTCCTTCTCCGGTATTTTTCCGGAAAATTGATACCTGTCTTTTGCGGTCTCACTTTCACCGAAGGCGACCGCTACCTGCGCAAGTTCCGCAAGCCCGGGAATCTTCGGCGGCACTGCGCCGAGGATCGCAAGGTGATGCAGAACGCGCTTGCCGTCGGTAGAACGCCTAGGCATGGATATCGACCAGCCGTCGTACGCTCCGTCTTCGTAAAGTTTGTCCGCCGTTTCACTAAACATAACAGCTCCGGCAAGCGAGCTGCCGTCTGTGGACGGCCAGCAGTCGAGTACATCCCCGAACTTGGGCGCCCTGTCCGTTACATCATGCCCGATTGTTACCGGGCGTTTGCCGGCAAATGTCTCCGCAAGTTCCGCGATGTCCTGCTTCGCAATCTCGCTTCCGTCCAGCCCCCACCTGCCCACACGGGCAAGTTCTAAAATTCTTACTTTTCTCATGGACTAATTTTCTCATAGCAACCGTTTGCAGAGCCGTTTCCAGCAGGGGGGAGAATTCTAAAAATGAGCTTTTAACGAGGCAAATTCAAGTTAAAGGTAAAATGAGGTTACTGGTGCTGGAGTGTTGAAAATTCAACGGTGAATTTTTGTTGAATAAGGGGTTAAATCAAGGGGGCAGGGAAGTAAAAATCTCCTATTCTGCTTTTGTTGTTTGAAACCTAAAATTTCCCCTTGATTTTTCTCCGGCTTAGCAGTATATTTAAACCATGAACAGCCCTGTTAACCTTTCCCCACTGTTATGGTAAGAATGAGTTTTGCCGTAAGAGTGGGGAGGGGTCGATGATGGGGTTGCTCTAACAAACAGCCCTGTTAAACCCCCGTGGCACTGTTATGGTAAAAATGCTTTTGCCGTAAGAGTGCCATGGGGGTCGAATGGCGGGGCTGTTTTATTTTGAGTAATGTAAAAACCTGCCTCCCCATGAAACCAGTACTGTTTGCAAATGCTCGCTGTTCCGTAGTCGATTCCTAATCTGCCTAGTTATTTCTTCATGAGAATAATGTTGAGGTACTTCAACAAGAATTAATGTCGAATGTTGTTTTCGTCCTCGTTTAATAGCATCCTCTATTGAGTTCTTTCCAGAACCGAATATATGCTTAATCTCTGCCGTCCGACCATCTACAATTACATCCGGGCTTTTTGACTCAAGGCTTTTCGGCATAAAGAAAATTTGATGCCCTTCATCAGCCGCCTTTTTCGCCAAGCCTATTTCATCAGTTTGAATCAAGCGGCCTTTGATATCCCACTCATTTTTAATACCGGGCTTCGCATCTTTTGCCCGCCTGACATAACCGCCCGATGACAATTCAGCTAACGGCGTTCCGTTAATCGGGTACAAGGTTTCAAACCCGCCCTTAACAATTTTATGGGCGTAAGCGGGCATTCCCAACTGTATAGCCGCCGCGGCAATCTCGCCGTCAATGCCGTAGTCTCTTGCCCGCTTGAGCATCTCCGGTGACAGCCTCCAATAGCTTTCTTTATCAAGCGGATACGCTCCGAACCCTTTTTGCGGCTTAACATTTGGATCCGTTTTTGAATAGAACTTTTCCGGACCGCCGGCATCATCTATTTCCGATTGATCGTAAATCCCCCTGACAGTAGAGCGGCATCCAAAATGTAATGGCGGATAATGGTTGCCGTCATGCCACACAGGATCGTTATACGGTCTGATAAAAGGCGGCACTGTCAGCGCGTGGCATATATCCGTCTGCCGTGAATCGTTGATGCCGATAAACTCAAGCGCGATAGGCGGAACTTCCTCAAACGCCTTAGCCCGCCCGGCATTGTATATTGTTGTTTGATTGGTGCGATATACAGTTTCCCAATAAGAGCCATTACCCCTTCCTAATCCAACGCCGTCAAGTATTTCATCATCCGTCATTTTTAAAAACCCGCTTAAAGAACCACCCTGTTCCATGTTTCGTTGAAAAATACCTTTCATGTGGTTCACCGCATCAACATCATTGAGCCGTCCCACGGTAAAGGCGCGAAGGCGCAGTTTGTCATCAAGAGAATAATATTCTTTTTTTGTTAACGGGATTTGTGTCCTTATAAATGTTACAGCCTGTTCAAAAGGAAGCGTACTGACAGGCATATCGGGAAGCAACGGAGTATCGGCAAAATCTTTTTTGCTTTTAGACAAAGCCGCTTCCATTCCCATAAGCAATGACCGCATAAATAATTCATGGGTGGTGTTCATCGAATCATGATCAGGGGGCAGAATAAAATCTTTGTCATTCAGCAGTTCCGGCTTGTCTGTAGCTTCATTTAGCCATGCGCGGATCCGCTTCAAAATATTTTCACTTATTTGGAAACGGTAGGGTGCTTCCATGCGATCAAGTTTGCGGGCGTTTTCTACCTCAATACGGAGTTTTGCCCTGTCCGCAAAAAAAAACTATCCCTTGCATTATCTCCAAAGAACGCCGGCGCAGATGACGGCTTTACAAACGAGTCCTTTTCATCTTTGGGCTTGGGCAGGTGAACCTTGTCATAGAGGGCGTTTAAAGAAACAGGAATGTTTCTGTCGATGGCATCGCGGATTGTTTCCCAGTCGGCATAATCGGTAGAGTCTATGTCATAAGACGGCGCAGCTACCCCGGGGAAGTTGACCTCGACAAAATAGTCGTACAACAGTTGGTTTGATCTCTGTATAAGGTAAGCATCATGAGTAGTGGTAAACTTGTAAGTCTCCGAATGAAGCAGCCCCTGGCTCTTTGTTCCGTATTGCGCCTCGCTTGTCATCAATGACTGCGCAGTTATTCCATAGGATATTTCCTCGTTGCAGACTTTGACAATGGTTTCAAAATCTTTAATCGCGCCGTCAACTACCTTGATCTCTTTAATATTGGCAAACGCCCCGGAAGAACCGCTTCTCATCTCGCGGAGCATTCCTGTCAGCTTTGCCGCGGTCTGTTCGGCATCGGCGGCGTTCTTTGTTTCAAAAATGGCTAGAATTGAAGGTACTCCCAACCGCTCCGCTGCCTGTATCCAGAAGCGGAAACCGAGTTGTTTGAACTTCCACGGCCAATAGCAGCTTCTAAGCGCAGGCGTTCCCCATAAACTGCCGTCGCCCTTGTCATTGCGGTGTATGATAAACTTGTGCGGCTCATCCAGCGGGCGGTTTAATGCTGACAAATACGGAACCCTTGAACCCTGCGGAAAGTTAATTGCCGTGCGCGGAATGGGGATAAAATCGACGGGCACAAACAGGCCGTCTTTTTTCTCCCATATAATTTCACATAACGCTATGCCGTAGGGAATAGCGTTCAGTAAAATCGTATTGAGTTTATAAATTAAATTGAACGCAAGATGCTCATGGCAGGCTTTATCTACAACGGCATTGCCGCTGTCCGTAATTGAGCCGTACATCATCTGAACGCGATCCTTGCGGTTGTCAATCAAAGATTCAATCTTAGGATCGTTCATCATTTTGTTGAACACCTCCTGACTTTCCCCGACCGAAGCCAGCCAGTTATTGGTATCGTCCATGCAGCTGATAACCGACCTCATGGACGAGGAGATGTCTATAATCTGTGTTGTCAGTTCCTGCTGTGCAGGGTTTTGTTTTTTTGCCATATTCAGTACCCAAAAAACATTGTATCAGTGTACGAGCCTGTAGAGACGATCACAGGCGGGGCATTGCTTGAGCCTTCTTCCCATGCGTACAAACACATGGCAGCAGCTACCGCACCGTCACCATGCCGTTTTGCTCCTTTGTCCTCTCGATCCTTTTTCTCCTCTTTCGGCACTACAGGCTGACCATCTTTTAAAATAATTATTCCAAAATCGGAAAGTATGAATGAATCATCGGGAAGGATAAACTCTCTACCTTCCAAACGGCTTTTTAGTTTTGGGAAAATTGCCGCATACCATGAACGGGTTATCATCACCATTTCCGCCCCGCAGGGCAGCCGCTGCGCCGCCGCTTCCGCCAACGCCTGACCGTTTCCCCTGCTGTCTATTGCCGTGTTACCAAGATTGCAAGTTTTACTTATTAACCAGAGTATCTGCCATTGCTGGTCATACGGCACATTGTTAAGCTCAATAATAAGGCGGCTGTCCAGTTCCTGCTTGTTCCGCTCTTCCGCGATCCACAGTACCGACAAATTTCCACTACGGGCAAAGTCCTGCCCAAGATAGCACACGCCTTTAATGGCGCGTAACAACGGAGTGAGTTCAACTTCAAACCATTTTTCAATTTCCTCCCACCTCTTGTCGGGCTCCTGCCACATAAAGCTGTCGTTACAATTAAGCCTGACAATCGGCAGCTTGTCCGTACTTACCGTACAGGCGGCTAACATTCCGTATGGAAAGTATTTGGAACCGCTGCGGGACGGAATGACATCAAGTTCTTCTTCGGAGTTGGATTTGTAAATATTCCTGATTTTGGCAATCCATGCGGCTTCGCCTTCGGCAGTCCATTCCTTTCCCTGTATCAAACAAATACGCCTGTATAACCCCTGCTTAACCGCCTCATTAAAAGCCGTGCGATGCACGCTCCAGCCTTCTTCTTTGCCGGAACGGATGTCTTTAAGAAAAATGCAAAACGCGCTGTCATCGCCGTTATGTGTCGAGATTATCGAAAATGATCCGCTCCATATCAACAAGGCTAATGCCGATTTTTTTATTTCATTAAAGTCAGAAGTAAAAGCAGCTTCATCAAGCACAATGCGGCCTTGCTTGCTGCGTATCGCATGTGCGACACTCGGCAGCCCGACAATTTCTTTGCCGTTCAAAAACTTTATACGGTAGACTGTGAACGCACGTCCGGGCTCATTTATAATTTCTTCTTCAAATTCCTCTGCGGCAAGGTTTATCATCTCCGCCCAGAATTTACAGTCCGCGATAAACTGGCGCGTCATGTCCTTATTATATGAAAGATAATAAGTGTTCTGTCCTTTTGTCCCCTGCGTATTCAAAACGGAATTAAGACCCTCCGTCCAAGACGCCCCTATACGGCGGCTCTTCTCCCATATTTTAAGAGGGCTTTCATCTTCTATCCACGCCTTCTGGTAAGGCAATAAGATTTCAACTTTCGACAGATCCATTTTTATCGTTTAACCCAATTATTCTTGCTTTGATTTTGTTTATTACATCATCTGCAATGCCCAGTTCTTTTCCCGCAGCTTCAATCTTTTTGCGGCTTTCAATAATGCCCTGCTTTCTGCCCCGCTCAAAATTTAATTCAACGCTGGACGCAAGCCCAATCGCACGGGTTACTTTTGTAAGTAGTGTTACTTTTTCTTCCATAGTCAATGTCGCAAAATCTCCGTCGCTGATATTGGAAACTTCTTCCACAAGCTGCGCCGCTGCTATCTGCAAGCCCGCCCCTGGAATATCAAGCCGCGCCGTATTTTTTGTTGCGGCTGTTACCGCTTCCGCCCAGTCCTGCTTCTTTCTGATTTCCCTAAGTCGCTTGGCGTGGCTTTTAATAGTCCTGCCAACCGCCGCTTTGCTTATGTGGTATCCTTGTGCGGCAAGCCTGTCCGCTATTTCCTGCTGTCGATAGCCACCTTGGTAATACATTTGGATGACTCCCTCAACCAAACCTAACAGCTCAATTTTACTCCTCTGTGGCACGGCGACCTCCTTTTAAAGCATCAACAGTTTCTTTAAGGTAATCGAGCTTTACTTCGATCCTTCCCATTGATCCGGCAATATTAAGCTGTATGCCGTGAGTGGTTTGTTTCAGCTCGGCAATTTCTTCTTCATGTTTCCCTGTTTTTTGCTCAAGTAATTCCATTACTTTTTTTTGCTCGCCTTTCTCAACACCCATCTTGATCCATACCGATAAAAACCCGATTACGGACATTGAGCCTGCAACCAAAGCGATTATATCAATTGTCATTTTGTCCATAACAGTCCTCCCGCCAATATTATGCCGGCACTAATCCATCCGGCGATAGCTAACCGCTTCCATTTCCGCGCTTCGTTTTTCTGCGCCGTCCATGATTCCCATAATGCGCTGTACTCCATCCGCAAGACCGCCAACTCCGTCAAGAGCTCTGTCAGTTCCCTCTCCGATATCTCCAGCAATTCCTGAGATGCTTCCAACCTCATCAATGCCGATTCTAAGTTCTCCTGCAGCCTCTGCGACATTCCCAGCAGTCTCCGCGACTGCTCTTGCTGCGCGTTCAGCTCGTTCTGCAGCTGTGTCGTAGCCGCTGACATCCGCAGAAGCTCCTGCCTGATAGCCTGTACTTCTGATTCTGTTAAATAAATATCCGCAGATAAAACCGGCACAAAACGACAATAGAGCAACAATAATAATAGTGCGCATAACCTTTTTAATAACATCATCCATCTTCCCGCTCCTTCGGGCAATTGTCCTTCTCCGCTTCTTTATCCTGACAAACTTTTTTCTGCCAAACATTGGCTCCTAAATAACCGATAATCGGTGTCAATGCCAACACAGCAAGGTTTACGAACCCTGTTTTGTCAGTTATTACAATGTAATTAATGAGCGCCATAGACCACAGCGCAATCCATACTTTTATTGATCCAAGTTTTCCAAGTATTCTTTTCATGGATTAAACCTCCTTACAATATGCGCCCACTTTTTTTCCTGCGGTTGGGGTTTCATCATTTTGTCAAAATCTTCAATCGGCATTTTTACCGCCTTGCCTCTTTGATTTTTATAACCGGTATGGTAATCGCCCCAAGGATCATCAATGATAAAATAAAAACCGTTTTTATCCGTTCCATAGCCGGTTATTGTAACAATATGATTGAGCAGGGATTTTCCTTCCTGCGGAAAAACGCCGGATATTACAGCTGCGCCTCCGTCATCAATAAGAGAGACGATCTCCTCCCGGCTCACAGCTTCATGGAATACTACATAGGCGGAATCATACCCAAAAGTTTTCAGCCAACGGACGGTTCCGTACGCAAGCACCGCGTGCCATTGATTAGGCGGGATACTCCCCTTTGGATCAAGCTGCTTCCAACGATTTAAGGTTGCATTGTCGCTGTATATAAACCGCATAAGCAAATCTTCAGGCTGCTCTCCGCACGGAGAAAACTTTTCCATCGGATACCCTGCCGTGCTTAACGCGATTATTATTGATGTTACATTGCAGGCAGAGACAGCTTTTTCCTTGTTATTCCGCTGGGTGTAGTAAGGCTTGTCCGCGCCGTTGTTTCTTTCGTTTACCAGAGTTTCTTGTGTTTCTTCATTAACCGTTTTTGTTTTTCCCATAACTTATCTCCTTGGTTTTAATATACCAAGCAGAAATGCCGGAGAGCCGTGCGTGGGAGAGGCTGTGTATGTATTGTCGGAAATTATTTTTATTAGTTTTTGAGAAATTTAATATTTGTTATGTTTTGATGGTTCATCTGCATAATCAACTTCCCCACTTTTTTTAAAACCTATTAATGCAAACTTTCCTTCTTTTAGAGAATTATGAGTATCGTCCGTTACTTTTGTGTTCGGTATATTTTCCCAGTTAAGATCAATTACTATTTCATCTTGTATCCATAAAGATACTACCGTTTCATTATCAAAGAACAATTTATTTGTTTTAATGCAACGGTCAAGACGAAATAACTTGGTTAATTCATAGTCGTTAAAATCTATTGCTCCATTAAGGGTAATACAACATAATGCTTCAGGCTTATAATATTTTTTTGACAAAGATAATTTTCCTACGGTTCCATCAAAACGTGGAAATATTGTTTCGACTCCTTTTAATCCCGGAAACCGATCTTCCAATTTTTCATTATGAATAACCATTGAAAAACTTTTGACTGTTGTTATAATGTCATCTGCAGTTAAAAATGCAAGTTTCAAACAGTCACCAATTTCCCCAAAACAAATTGCCCCGTCTTTAGCTTGGGATAATGCCTCACGTTTCATTAACTCACGTACTATGTCAAGGAATTCATTGTAACTGGGACTACTCTGTTTTTGAATATTTTCTGATTCGGCAAGATCTAACAACATATAATACATAAATCCTTGATCTAGAACATTGGTTGCAAATCTTAATGCTTGAGCTTTTAATTCCGGGAATGCCAGAAAGTCATACTGATATTCTTCTTTTATGCACCCATCAATTTGAAATTTTATATGGTCAGATATATCTTTACTACATGAAAAACAATTCAGACAAGGCTCTTTATTTTCTTCTCCGCAATTATCGCAGAACAGAGACTGCCAGCTTAGCACATCTGCCACTATCAACTTTTTACATAAATTGACAGCTTCAATACCAGACAATTCCAAGGTGCTCATGAAATCATAAAGGGAAATTCCCTTTGTAAAAGCAGATCTAAATAACAGCTTATGTAGCTTTTCTAGCTTTTGGTCTGGGATGTCCTGCCGGTCCTTGAGATAATTTATTAAGTTCAGAAACGAAGGCATCGCGTACTCTCCTTGAATAGTCGGGAGTTCTGATTATCCACTCCCCGCTGTTGTTGTTGTATTCAAATGATACCGCTTCTATTTCAAAATCGGCTTCTGTAGAAGTGGAATTAAATGCCTTAAGAAAAACACCCGTGCAATCAAGCGGATCGTAACTTCCCAAAGCCTTGCCTTGAATTTGTGTACGCCGTCTGTCAAATTCTGTCATTTTATTAAAAAATCCTGCAAAGCTTTTATATTCTTTGTGATAATCTTTCGCTTTCTTGGTTATGGATGGTGTGTCAAATAGGCGAAGATATGCTTTAACATCCTCAGCATTGGCTGTAGCTGTTTCTGGAATATGGTAAGAACCACCTCGCATAACAACAAGATGATCCTTATTGTTTAACCCGTCTATTTTAGTTTTAAGAGTTATGTCTTTCAATTCACCGTCGGCATCAATCGAGGCAAAAGACACTTTATTATCTATATCCACAGTTGTGGCAATGAATGATAACGCCTGTGTCCTTGCTTTTTGTCTGTCCGCCGGTTTTCCCTCTATCTCATCCCATTCGTTCAAATCAGACAGCATTTCCGTTGTTTCATTGTTCCAATCAAACTCTATTCCGACTTGGAATTTATATGGAGCGGCAACTGAAACCCATACATCCTGTAATGAATCGATTTGATCTTTGAAATGTCCTCTTACATCTTTCTCCAGTTTTTTCCATGTGTCCTTTGGAATATCTTTTTCCTTTAATTTAGCCGTCATTACACGGGCAGCCCGCTTGCTCACAACAATTTTAGTTTTTTTATTTTCTTTGTCCTGCACTACTTCCTGAATTGCCCAATCTTCTGTAGTACCAAGCATTGAATACTCTTTAGCAGAAATAGCCTGCAGCTTCTTTTTATCTTTGTCTGAAAGTTTTGGCATTTTTAATAAACGGATAGCCTTGGGTGATAACTGGTCAAAACGCGCGACAAATTTTCCAAACCCTGTTAAATTAGTGTCGAAAGCAATTACTTTCTTCAGTACTTCGTTCGCATCATTGCTTCCCAATAGTTCTGTTTTTTTGAGGCCTTTCTTTGAATCCGGATTGGTTTCCCAAAGATACTTTACATATTCCTCTCGCAATTGCCTGGGGAAAGCATTGTGTCCGCGTAAAGCCCACAAAGTACAAAACAAAATTTTCTTTTCTTCCATGTTTACATCTGTAGTAGATAATATTTTCTTTGCCATTATTTTTCTTCTCCTTTCTTATAACTTGATACTACTATAATTCCCACCAAACCTCAAAAGAGTCAGAATTTTCCTGAAAAAAATTCCCCCTATATCCCCCCTCTCTTCCCCGGCATCATCACAACCGCCGCTCGCACCTTGCCCACAATGGCTATATCCTCGGCACTTCCGGTGTAGCTTTCGTACATCTTGTTGTCGCTTACAATCCGATACCCCCCGGGCGTGTGCTGTACCCTTTTTACAAAAGTTTCGTCAATGGTCTTAATGACATAGACCCCATCACCGTCCCAGCCCCCACCGTCGCAGACAACCATGTCGCCGTCATTCAGCGTGGGGTTCATGCTGTCGCCCCTGATAGGCAGACTCATAAGGTGGGGGTACCGCGCCAGTTCTTTCGGAGCGTGGATAAACCGTGTTGGAAGCTCTTCCTCGCCAATGTCCGCTCCGCCCCCTGCAGACACAGGGTTATCGTCCAGCACTGGAATAACGATACCCCCTTCAAACTCCATGTCTCCCTCAAAGACAAGGGGAATGCCGTTTTTCTTCCCTGCCGATAGTTCTATTGTACCCTCACCAGTGGATTCCGACAAGGCGGGCTCTTCTTTTTTTAAGCCCTTTTTGGGGCTTTTTGGATTTCCGTCAAGCCCTTTTTGGGACTTAATCATTGGACCTGTTCCTGTTAAAAACCAGTCAATACTTATTCCAATATCACTAAGGGTCTTTATAAACTCTTTAGATGGTTCACGATTTCTGGATTCATATTCAGAAAGTATACTTCCATGTGTTTTTGTTAAAGCAGCAAATTCAACCTTGTTCATTTTGAAATGCTCTCTAATTTCCTTTACACGCCCTGAAAAATCTTCATATACAACCATAAAAACCCTGCTTTTGCAAAATGATAAATATTTATCATTTTGCAATTTTTTCTATTGACAAGATTATCAAAATGATACGATAATAAAATATCGGCAAGGCTCAAAAAAGTCTTGACGAAAAAAAAGAGGTCGGCGCTCGTTCCGCCAAGAAGGTCGCCGTCCTCTCACACCACCCCATTTAAGGAGGCTATTTTGAGTATAGCACAAACAAAGGCTCCGGGCAAGCCAATCAAGCCCATCCGTTACAATCCTTCTTATCAAGAAGGTTTGCATATCCGCTACAAGTTAAACCTTGCAGGACGAAAACTTGTCCAAGTATCTCGAAAATTAGGACTTGAAGATTCCATCACACGCAAAGTGGTTTGTGGGCTTAGGCGTTCCGCTCGCATCGAATTAGAAATCGCCCGTCTCTTGGGCAAAGCGGACTGGAACGAAGTTGTGCTGGAAGCGCGAAGCGAAATCCAGAAAAAACCCATCGAAGTTATTCTCCGCGAAATGGAAGAAAAAAAGTTGGCCGCCAAAAAACGCATGGCGGAGTATTCGGAGGAGAACTATGAAAGAGTGCTTCGGCTTATTCCTGACGGTGCCATCGCCCAAAAAGAACAGGAACGAAAGGCGGCGAAGGCAAAAGGAGGAGTAGCATGAGTTGGGACTATGGCAAATCAGTAAAGAGAATACGAACTCTTGTTAAAAAATACCGTTGCAAAGAAATTACAGATAACCAGTATACAGAACTGCTTAGAGAACTTTATCTGACAAGAGAATTCCTCACCAGCCAGAAAAAGTATCTTCGAGAAACAAATTCCGAACTTTCATGGAGCGGGTACTGCAAAGAGATCGGCATATTGTACCAGACAGTTAACAACTGGCTGCGTCCGTTTACACCGATCACAAAAATCGAGAAGTTCCGCAAGCGGGTCAGGCGAGGTGTCCTCAACGAACTTGCGGAAAAGACCAAAGGAGGTGCGGCATGAAAAAACCTAAATGCAAAGCATACGGAACAAGATCACAGGGAATCTGCCCTTTTGATTTTGACGGAGGGACATGTCGTGGCTGCCCTGAATCAATTGCGATGTACGGTGTGACCAAGGAGATCCCCGGTAAAAATAGCAGTCACAGTGATAGCGCAAGCCTTGTCTCCCGCAAGATAAAGAGCGCATTCCTGTTTCTTACAAACAGTTTGAAAAAACGGACACAGCTTTTTATCGGTTGGATTAATAATTGGTTTCATAAAAAAAGCATAACAGAAACCGCATTGTCTAGCAAGGCGGCCAAAGGAGGCGCGGCATGAGTTACGGAACAAAAGCGCAGAGAAAAAAGAATGCTTCTCGCGAATTGATTATTCCTACAGCTGATGATATTCGAATATACATTGAAGAAGGGCTGCGCATGAATAAAGAGCATTGCCCTGCCGGAGTTTCCAGAACAACATCAGGCGAATGTCCTTTTTATTTTGCTGGGGGAACTTGTAGAAAATGCAGCTTTGCCAAAAAGGAAGACAGGGTTATTCTTTTGGCATGGACATCCGCAATTGCTTCAAAAAAGCGCGGCCTTTGCGGGCTGCCTTCTTCGCGCTCTTCGAACAAGGATAGTCCAGCAAATCCTGAAAAGGCCAGACATTTTCCCATACCGCGTTTTTTAAAAATCCTCCGGAGACTTGTAACATTTCATAACCGGAAAGGGTTGGAAAAAAATTCTTTGCCGCATCAAATGTTGAAAGGGTCATCGACAAAACGATGTACTGAAAAAAGAGTTCGTTACGCTCCTTGTCATTTGAAAACCCTTCTTTTGAAAGAACTTTTTGAAGGGGGAAATCTCTATCAAAAGATTTCAAGGCAAATTCAAACCATGATGTCTCAAATTCCTGCAAAGATTTATGGAGCTTTTCTACTTCTTCCGGCGTATATTTTTCTAGTATTTTTTCTTGGAGCGCAGACAGCTTCTCAACAATTTCATACTGATCAATCATGGTTTTTCTTAGCCTCCTTGTTAACAGGATGTAGTTTAACTATCACCACACTATCACACGGAGGCCCTTTTTTCAATCTGTTCACAAGGAGGAAAGTATGAAAAAACCAAATTTCGCTAACGGCCACGATTATTTCTGTATGGACTGTAATCTGTTTTTCTCCGTACGGCTGCACAAAGACCACATAGGACAAGCAGCATTCTGCCCCTGGTGCGGTGAAGATACCCTTATAGTCACAACAGATGACTTGCTGAATCATTGCGAAGATAACGATACCGATCCTGTAAATTTCTACCACGCATTTCCTCAAGATGAACCAATCCCGCAGTCATGTACGGGAGCTACACCATTGCAGGTTGAAATAATTATCGGTCTTGTAGCAATGAGAAAACAGGAAAAGTTGCCTGTAGCAATTGACGGCATTGCGGGGGAAAGTGAATCCGACCGCGATATAGTCAGAAAAGTTTTTGAAAAACTTCACATAACAGAAACAGGAGGTACTGAATGAAACATATTTATTTATGCGGCCCGGTTACAGGAAGAAAACACCGGGAGTCGGTGAACCACTTTTTTATAATTGATAAAAAACTGCGCGATGCATCTGACAATCCAATTCACATCAGCAACCCCATGCGGTTCTGCCCGCAAGATCTTGGCAGTTGGCACAGAGAAATGAAAGTCTGCATCGGCGAGCTTGTTAGATGTCACGGTATAGCCTTACTGCAGGGTTGGCAGCGTTCAAGGGGCGCGGCGCTCGAATTAAAACTTGCGCAGGATCTGCACATACCCATTGTCTATATTGAACCGCCGCTGGACTTTATAGGCTTGAACGAATTGTTCACCGCCGCACCGGAGACCCGCGAATATTACCTTGCCCGTCTTACACAGTTCCACAATGAAGGAGTGGAAGAAAAACTAGCAGAAGACCTCGCAATAGCGGAGCTTGCAAATCGTTACCTCGACCCGTATGGGTTTGAGTATATTGAAATTTCACAGGAGGGATGAAATGAAAACAACAAAAGTAAAACAAAAGAAAACCGTATCAACAGAGCCGGAATTTATGACGGACAGCCAAGGTCGCCAGGTTCCGACAACAATGGTAAAAGAGATCGACAAACAAAGAGATCTGACGGTGCGCCGAATTGCATTAAAAGCAGTAAGAATGAAAAGAATCTTAACTGCTTTCAAGGAACACATCCGTGATGACATCTATTCGTTTGTCGAATTGTCCGCAGGACAGTACGGAGTAAAATGGGGCGGTAAAAAAGGCAACATCGCTCTTACAACCTATGACGGCCAGTATAAGCTTCTTGTGCAGATGAATGACAACATCAGCTTTGACGAACGCCTGCAGGTAGCAAAGGAGCTTATCGGCAAGTGTTTGGAAAAATGGAGCGACGGCGCGCGCCCGGAAATTCGTGTCCTTGTTAATGATGCCTTTCAGGTGGACAAAACAGGAAGAATTTCTACCACCCGCGTTCTTGGGTTGCGCCGTCTAAACATTCAAGACAAAGACTGGCAAAAAGCCATGACGGCAATTACCGAAAGCGTGCAAATCACTGGAACAAAACAGTACCTGCGAATATACGAACGCGATGCCAAAGGCGAATATCAAATGATTCCGCTAGATGTAGCGGCACTATAGGAGGGGAACTATGGAATACAAATTATTTTATATTGCAATCCGCCGTTATGCGAAAAAGCGGATCGACCGTAAGGAATTTTGCATGAATTGGGAACATGCGCAAAAAATGCAAGGTTTTAAGACGTTAAAACCTGTACAAACAAGTCTTAGGGGGAGACCATAACATGAACAAACAAATTGATTCCGGGGCAGCGCCACTGGCGTTGGCAAAAGCAGTCCGGCGATGGGACTACGACAAGTCGATAGAGAAAATGCGTCCGCTTATCCGCCAATGGAAAAAAGCGACAGTTGAAATGCTAAGGGAATTGTATCTTGCAAGAGAATTCCTTACTAACCAGAAAGGGCAGCACAAAGATCCTGAAGCTGATAATTACATTGTCTATTCATGGAGTGGGTACTGCGGCGAGCTTGGCTTAACATACCAAACCGCAAATAACTGGCTACGCCCATTCACTCCGAGAGAGTTGTCCGAAACAGGCAAAGATGCTTTTCTTCTTGAACCGCCAATGAAAACGGAAAGCACGGCGGATCTTGCTTTGATGGATGCGCGTATAGAAAAAGCGCTACGGGCAGGAAAACGCCCTGCTGATTGGACAGATAAGGAAGAGGCGGAACTTAAACGCCGGTTGGAAAACGCTCGGTTTCAACAGTTGGCAGAACAATATAATATGCCGGCAGTAGCAAAAACTCACACCGACTATTTTACCGAAACCCTGCGCCGTTCAAAAGACATTATAAACTTCAAGCTGACCGACCACAATCAAATATTGGCGCAAGCATCAGTTTTTGATCATGCCGAAGCATACCTGAATACTTTCAAAGATCCGGAAACCAAAGCACAAGCAGCGTTCAACCTTGCGCTTAAAACAAAAAACCTTGCCAACGAGATTGCGGAAAAGAATTTTCATTTAAGAGAAGCGGCGTGGGATGAGGATGCAAAAAATGACAGCTAACCCATTTGCTTCCGGCTCAAAGATTTCTAAAATGGCCTCTGTGTACAACGGCTTCCTTCGCAGGGACGCACTTGCGCCAATGGCTATCGTTTACGAATCATTGTCCAGAGAACACGGAGTATCAGTTTCTTCGGTTAAGCGTTATGTCGACTACATCAAAACAAACGGCTACCAACCAAAGCCGCCTCCGCAGCGCCCAATTACGGCATGGGATCAGGAAGCACTAGATTTCTTCAAACGCATTTATTTGATGATAAAACGCGATGTCGGAAACTGCACCGTCCGCAATGCTTACAGGCAAACACTCATAGCCGCTTCAAGAAATGGTTGGAAGGTAGGCTCCGAACAGTCGGCTTATGTCCATGCGCGGGAAATTCACGCCACCCTCAAGCTCTATGTCAAAGGTGGCAGCCGCGCACTGGACAACTTATTTTACATCGCGCGTGACTTGTCAAACCTCCGTCCGTTCCAGATTGTAGTAGGCGACCAACACCGCTTTGATTTCTGGGTAAAAGATGACAAGGGCGTATACTTCCGCCCTGAATGTTATCTTTGGCTAGATATGCGCACACGCCTTGTTTACGGCATCGCGTTTGACAGAAACTACAACACCCGCACAGTGTTACGCGCATTGAAAGAAGGGGTTGAGCGTTTTGGGAAGTTTGAAAGCACATACAACGACAACGGCACAAGCGAAAAATCGGCAGTTGCGGATTATACCATTGAACAGCTTCAGCAGTACGGAATGAAATTCTGTGATGAAGGCGATATGTACCGCACAGAAACAGGCGCTTATGTTGTAGAAGGCACGGACGGCAAAATGGTCTCCGTAGTAAAATCACGCACTGAATGGAAAAAGCAAAACCGTCGCATTTTCGCAAATGTCAAAAACGCCAAGACCAAACCTATAGAGCGTTTCTTTTCTACTCTGGAACAAATCCTACTTGATCAATGCCTGCCCGGTTATGTGTCGGAAATAAAAGGTAGTGCCGCAGAGGAAGAAGAATCAAGCCGCCGTCTTGAATGGCAGAAGCGCAGCGGATACATTCTCAATCTCGAAGAGTTCGCACATCAGGTAATTGCGGCTATCAACACATACATAAACTGCGTACACGGAACGCTAAAGCGTAGCCCATTAAAAGAATGGGAGTTTGCCGTAAAAGAAGAAGGTTGGCAGCCTGCGCTGATAGATCCGCAGGATTTGCACTATCTATTCATTGAACGCACATACGCCACCGTAAGGGGTGATCGCGTAACACTGAACGGCAAACAGTATATCGGCCCCAATCTTACGCAGGATATGTTAAGAACAAATCGGGGGAATCTTGTCGGACTCAACCGCAAGAAGATTGAGCTGCGTTACGACCCCGATGATCAGGAGTCCGGCGTATGGGCGATTGATCCGCGAAGCGATCAGGCAATATTCCTAACGCCGGTTACGCCCGTTTCAATGCTTGACAACGAAGCCGCATCCGCCGCTCTGGAATTAAAACGGCAGAACATGAAAGCCGTAAAAGACGCATACCGTTCCATAACCGCAGACGTACCGGTGTTATTCGATCCGGAAAAGTTCAAAGAATTAAACGAATCACGCGCAACCGCGCTTGCATCAAGAACGGAAAACAGTCCGGGGCTGTTATCTGACACCCGCAGTGTTTCTACATCGGAAACATCGACAATATCAGATGATGAATTCCGTTCACTTGTAGCCGCAAAGATCACCGTAGAGCCGAACATACGCGAGAGGGCAAAGCATGTCTATCTGACAGAAAGAGACCGTTATGAAGCACTGCTTTCTACATTCTCAAGGAAAGAAAAAATATCCGCCGCAGACCTTGCGTTCATGGCGGACTTTGAAGAAAACATGAGTGACGAACAAACTGCGTATTTTACCAGCGTTGTCAACATGAACAAAACACAAGGAGTTTTAAAATGAGTTTAAGATCAATTTTAGCAGCCAACAGGCTGACCATCGGTGCCGCTTCGAGAATTCTCGAATTGGACAAAAGCACAGTTTCAAAAATATGCTCCCAGACCTATCCGAACTGGGAGCAAAAAGAAGAAGAGTGTATCCAAAACCTTGCAATAAAAGGATACAGTAAAACTATACCCGACCAATTCGCAGTGGACACGGATGTAGTAGTAACAACCCGATCCGTTGACGCGTTTGTTTCCCTTGCCGACGATCTTTCCGATCCCGAAGGTTCAAAATCATCTTCTCTGGGCATGGTCATCGGTACCGCCGAACGCGGCAAAACCCACACAGCCCGATGGTACGCCGACACCCACCCTGATGCCTGTTATGTGCTATTCATTGAAGGTTCCACCCGCGTGCAGCTGCTCCGCGACATCTGCGAAGCCCTTGCCAATGTACGCCCATTAACCTTTGGCGCATGTTTGTCTTTTATTCACGAAACATGCCGCCAACGCCGGCGGCTAATCATCATTGATGAAGCCGACAAGCTTCCGGTTTCTTTTCTTGAGCTGATAAGAGGCATCAATGAGCGCTGCGCAGTTCCAATTCTTCTAGCCGGAGAAGAAGGTTTAAAAAGCAAAACCGACAGAGTTCCCCGTCTTCGCTCCCGCATCCGCAACCCGGTTGTGTTATACGAACCTGTAAACTTTGTAGATGTGGCCGCATTCTACGCCAACGCCTGCGGCATCGACATCGACCGCCACACCGCGGAAACTCTGACAAAACGCTCACGCGGCGCATGGCGCTCCCTTGTCAACGACGCCCTTGCATTAGCCCGCATCGGCCGCGCCTCCGGCATCACCACAGTAACGCCGGAAATGATAGAGAAACTGGGATAAGGGGACAAGAATGAAACCTATAAGATCACATATGAGCAAACAAAGACGGGACTTATTAAAAAGCAGAGGAATAAATATATTCTGTGCAAAAATTTATAACGACTATAAATGCTGGAATAATACTCACAGTTGCGAATATATACTAGAACAACAAAAATGTCCTGCTTTTAGACCGATTAAGGAGGAAAGATGGTAGGTGAAATTAACAAGGATTTTTATTGTTCATTAAGCTGGACACCAGAAGGATGCCCTAGCTGTACCGAACCGCCAGAAACTTGTGACAAACTTGATTGCAAGTGCCGCCACCGAAAACACCCGACACCTGAACAGTTTAAGGAAGAGTATGGACATGACTACCCTGATGACGGAGCGGTGTACATTATGTGGAATAATCATTGGGATAACAGAACAGCAGAACCTTCCCATGTTATGACCTTACGCGAATTTAGAGACGAATGGGTAAAAGAAAGTGGCTGGCCCAATGTTCCTATAGTCTGTGCCTGCACTCCGTGGGGAAGACCAAGCAATAAATGGAGACCGTCATGAAACGAAAAAAGTGTAAACATAAACGAATAGAAAAAATGCAGTGTGACAAATGCGGAAAAAACTATTACACCAACCGTGATGGCAGGGAATGGTTAATAGGAGGAGACGGTTTGTTTTACTGTCCTGACTGTCGAAGAAGGGTTTCGTCATGACAGAAATCCAAAAAAAGAAAATGATTAAACTCATTCATACCCAAAAAACCCGCGCCGGCATCGATGATGAAACTTACTGCTATATCCTCATGGGCGCAGCTGATGTCCAGTCCTCATTGCACCTGCAGACATTGTCACAATTTAATGCCGTCATCACCGCGTTCAATAACCTGCTTACCGCCCAAGGAAAAACACCCTTGGGCGGATCCGCCCAACCCATTCCGCGTGATGTTTATCCTCTTGTAAAAAGAGCCGAACGAATATTCGGCAAAGATGCGGACAAACGGCTTGGCGGTTTTGTGCGTAAGCTTGGTAAAAAATCAGTCAACGATCTTTCACCATGGGAAATCAGAAAATGCCACAGTTTTTTAACACGCATTGAACAAGGAGGGCATCAATAATGCGGCGCGGCGAACTGTTTGATTTGACGGAGTTAAGAGTCCCCCTTTCTCCATCTCAAAAAGAAGCAGTACTGCGCCGCATTGTTAATGCCGCACGCCTAGGAGCTCAATATACCTACACCATTAAAGAAGCTGCAGGCATTTTGTCCGTATCCCGTGATGTGATGGATTATTTAATACACTCTTACCGCATAGATTCTCTTGCTATTAAAACAATCTATCGCATTCCTTGGTATTCACTCGCCGAATATATCCTTGAACCCGGCGAAGATATCGATGAGGTTTTTGATGAATATATTCAATCTCAATATAGAGCAGCTTGATTCGGATGAAGCCAAAGAAGTCTTCTCTGTTTACCCAATAGAGCGACTACCAGGCATCCCAGCGTTTTTATCCAAAGATGAATGCGCTATTATCCTTGGTGTCTCCATGAAAGTAATTAATCACCTCATAGAATCAGGTCAACTTCCATCTACCGAAATCCCCAACGACACTGTGCCGTATAGCGATTTATTTGGCGAACTAATAGAACCACCACGCGAAAAAGTTATCTTACGCGCAGACATCGCTGATTATATGGAAAAATCCCTTTTATGCAATAAGCCTGTTTTAGATACCTAGGCAACTCGCTAAGGCTCACTAAGCCCCGCATAGGCTCGGATAAAAAAGTCAAATTGGGTTATAAATTGATGTCATTTTTGATTGGGATTGACATCGTCCCTGCTACAACAGCAGACTTTTGTGTTAACACACAAAAGCCAGCCATTGTATCAGGGTTGTTTGCTCTAATTCGCTATTTAGCAAGTATTGTTTCTCTGCTAATTGCTACCTGCTACCTGCTACCCACTACTCACTAACCACTAACCACTAACCACTACCCCCTACTGTCCCCCAACACTCCGCAGCCTCGGATAGCCGCGTGATACAACAGAGGTATCCCAGGCTGTGGCAGGTGAAGAGATACCGGTAGCAGCGGGGGGCGGGTCAGCGTTGTCAAAGTCGAGCATATCCTCTACAAGCCAGGAGCCGGTGGCAGCTTCAGTTGATTGGCTGGTAAACTGCACCCAGGTTCTGATAGCGCCATGCAGACCCGTGGGATCGCTGGCAACAGCGGAAGAACTGCTAATCGTAGAAGTAGCAATTATCGTAGGAGGAGTTGAAGCTCCACTCCCCCGCAGCCTGACACGATAGACCGCTTTATTGTTAGCTCCGTCTTCCAATGTAAAGTCAAAATTGAAATAACGGGAAGTAGCATTAGAAGTGGCATTAAGAGAAGACGCATTGATGCCTACAATTCTGGTGCCGTCCCAAACAGGCAGAGGAGTAGGCACAGCTGCGCCCGTCCACCCTTCTGCAGTTACCTCCATTTCCGTGCTAGTAAGCCCGAAACCGCTTCTGTCGGCAGGAGTAAGACCGGTAATGTAGTAGAGTGGCGTGGTGGTGCCCACTGTTCTTGTAACTGTAAAATTACCGATTTCATCAAGGTTTCCTGTTGTTGACATTGCAGCTCGTCGCGTAACAGTAATAGTGTTCACCGAGCGGCTGCCTGCACTGTTTACCGTTGTGATTTGAAAAGTTCTGGTATTGGTGCCGGAGCTTGTACCAAGAGTGCTAATATTGTTAATACCCGTAATGGCATCGCTTCCGTTCCATACGCCGACACCAGAGCCGGCTGTTAGCGCTGCGCTTGCAATACCTGTGCCGCTTGGGTCGGTAATAGTGATGCCGTTAATGGAATAAATGGCACTCTCGCCCGTCCGGGTTGTGGTAACACTAAAGTCCCCAATTTCAACAGGATTTGCTATTCTTGGCCTCATCTGTATTTGGTAAGTAGCAGTAGTGTTGTTGTCGGGATCTCTCAGGGTAAAGGTAAACCATATATAAGTAGAAGTAGTGGTAAGACCGGTAAAGGTTATACCGGTGATGGTGTTAGTGTTGGGATTCCATACAGGCGTACCTCCCATTGTAGAGCCGGAACTTCTTCCTGTTGACATTGTCGTGGTGTAATCGCCTGTGTCAAAACCGCTGATGGAATAGGTTGACTGGGTAGTAGTAAACTCAAAATCATCAGGATTAACAGGGTTTTCTACCCCTTCCTTTGGAGTCATTCTTACATGGTATGTTGATCTGGTGTTATCAGCGGGATCTGTCAGGGTAAGGTTAAACTGAATATAAGAAGTGTCAGTGGTAAAACCGGTAAGTGAAACAGCGTTGATAGTGTTAGTTTCGGGATTCCATACCGGCGAGCCTCCTGCTGTAGCGGGGCTTCTTGTTATTGTCATGGATGTAGTAGTATCTCCTGTTTCAAAGCCGCTGATATTATAGGTTGCCCGTGCCATAGTAACATCAAATTGATCAATAGAAACAGGATTTGCTACCTTTGGAGTCATTCTTACATTGTAGATAGATCTGTTGTTATCGTTGGGATCTATCAGGGTAAAGTTAAACTGTATCCAGGTTTCAGTAGTGGTAAAACCGGTAGAAGTTATTCCGGTGATGGTGTTAGTGTCGGGGTTCCATACCGGAGCGCCTCCTATTGTAGTGCCGGAACTTCTTGTTGTTGTCATAGTTGTGGCAGCATCTCCCGGGATTAAGCCGCTGATAGTATAGGTTGACCGGGTTACAGGCATTGCAAAGTTAAAGTCAGCACGAGAACCGGGGTTATCCTTGTTTGGAGCTATCTCTATCTGGTAGAGAGAGGTAGTGTTGTTGTCAGGATTTGTCAGAGTAACAGGAAGCCTTATGAAATTAGCAAGACTGTTAAGATTGAAAGAGGACAAACCGGTGATAGTACCGCTGTCGACATTCCATACCGGAGAGCCTCCTGTAGACGCAACGTTGGGATTTCTTGTTATAGTCCCCATAGTTAAAGTTGCACCGCCCGTATCTATACCGCTGATAGAATAATTGGCGGTTACGTTTTGGGTCATGGTGATGGTAAAGTCATCAACATTAACAGGGCTTGATGTTCCTGTTCTTGGCGTCATTCGTATTGTGTAGACAGCGGTACTGTTGTCGTCTGGATTTCTCAGAGTAAGGAGAAACTGTATATAGTGAGTAGTAGGAGTAGCAAGATTGGTATTGTTCAAACCGGTAATACTTTTGGTGGCGGCATCCCATACCGGAGTGCCTCCTGTAGCCGTATTATTAGGCACTCTTGTTATGCTGCCCACAGTTGGCGTTAAACCTCCTGTTTCAAAAGGACCGATAAAATAGCGTAAAACCTGGCTGTCCTCTTCCATGGTGATTTTAAAATCATCGCTAAGAATAGGATTGTCTATGCCCGGCTTCGGTCTCATCTCTATATCATAAGCGGCACTTGCACCGCCGGGTCTTGACAGAGTTAGGCGAAATCTTATGTAAGTTTCGTCATTAGTAAGATTGGTAGCGGCTAAACCGGTAACGCTGTTGGTGGCGGCGTTCCATACCGGAGCGCCTCCCGTAGCTGTAACATTAGGCATTCTTGTTATAGTGCCCAAAGTTGTCGTAACGCCTTCTTCTATTTCAAAACCGCTGATAGTATAACGGGCTGTGTCGCTTATCCGTTCAATTTCGATGTCATAATCTTCTAGGTAAATAGGACTTGGCGTATTTTGCGTCATTCGTATTCGGTAGACAGCATTGCTGTTGTCAGCAGGATTTGTCAGGGTAAGGTAAAATTGTATCCAGTAACGAGTAGTACCGGAAGTAATAAAACCTAAAGAAGTTAAACCTCTAACTTGGCTCTGAGCTGCATCCCATGCCGGAGAACCTCCTAATGTACTGCCGGTACTTCTTGTGATAGTGCCCAAGCTTACATTCGCACCGCCTGCATCTACATCGATTGCAAAGCGGGCATATCCTGCACTTGCAGTGGTTACGTAGCTAGCTGTTCGTGGATAAATAAGTTCAAAGTCATCAACAGTAGTTGGATTTGCTATAAGCGGTCTCAGCGTCATTCGGTAGACAACATTGCTGTTATCGGTATCTGTCAGGACAAAGTCAAAAGCTATGGAGTTACCAGTGCCGGTAAGACGCTCAGAGGTTAAGCCGGTAATGCTGCTACTTGCGGCGTTCCATACCGGAGTGCCTCCTGTATTTGGAGTGCCGGTAGGATTTCTTGTTATATTACCCAAGCTCCCTGTTAAGCCGCCTGTGTCTATGTCAATGTTGAATAAAATAAATGCGCTTGTCCTTGTTGGGGTGATTTCATAATCACCAATAACGCCGGGATTATTTATTTTTGGTCTTACCTCTACTTGGTAACCGGCTCTGCTGCCGTCATTGCCTGTCAGGGCAAAAGTAAATCTCAGATAATGAGTAGTGAGAGTAAGTCCGCTTAAGTCGATGCCTGTGATGCTGCTGCCTGTCCATTGCGGAGTTCCTCCTAAATTGGCAGGAGAGCTTGACACGGTCATGGTTGTTGAGGCGGCGTCGCCTGTATCTAACCCGCTTATTGTAAAGGTTGGATTGGTTGCCATTGTAGGACCTGTAACGGTAAAGTCGCCAATTTCATAATCTAAAAAGGGGTTCACATCGTCATCGTCATCGTCTGGATCAAACGCTGGGTTTACATCTTTAGTTTTGCTTGGTTTTATTTCGATTCGGAATACTGATGTTATCCCTGCGGTATCAATTAAAATTACAGAAAGCTGCAGGGTATCACTTGGCTTTTCTAATCCGCTTAAGTCTATGCCGGTGATGGTGTTGGTGTTGACGGTGCCGCGAACGGGATTTCCTCCTATGCTTGCAGGGCTTTTGGTAAAAAATGCCGTTGCATTGGCAGGAAATTCTATATCACCAATAACTGCGTTGGCAAGGCTGCCGCTGGTCAGCTTAGCAGAGCCGCTCATTACCGGTACATTGGTTTGCATTTTCAGATCAAAGGTCATTACAGGAGAGCTTCCCGTCAACACAGGAGGAGTATCTTCGAACACATCTAGCGCGCTTTTCAATTTAGGTATGCCGATAATTTCCGGAGTTGCAGTTCTTTCTGACAATACAAGCGTGCCTTTCATTTCCGGAGCTGTTCTGGATAATTTAGGTTCGCCGGTCATCAATATGGGGAAGGTAAGCTGCTCTAATTCAGGGTCGCCGATTAGCAATGGGGCAGCTTGTTCCAATACAGGGCTGCCGTTCATCACCGGGTTGATTTGCTCTAACACAGGGTTGCTGGTCATCGTGGGGGTGCTGAACACCAACTCTGGGGTGCCGGTCATCATTACAGGGTCGCTTCTTTGTAATTCAAAAGTGTTATCCATAACCGGTACGGGAATTTGATTCAAGACCGGAACGCCGCCAAGTACAGGCGGCAGGGAAACCTCGTCAAATATTGAGTTGGGGTTGTTGGAATAACCTGCTGTTCCTACGAACATGGTGTCCTGCGCGTAATTTTTATCGTTGCTTGCGTTGGAAGCGCCAAAGATGCGCCCGGTCACTCTGCTTGCCAAGGGGTTGGCAATGTTATTGTTCATTGCGGAAACACTGCCAAGAGCGGCGTTATTTTGCAGAGTGCTGGGATTCGCAGAGTTCGCGTTGGCAAGGACATTAACACGCCCAACAAGACCGCCTGCGTACACATTGCCCGTGCCGACATTTTTTGCGTTGACCGCCCCGCGTGCATAATTGTAGCGGATATGATATTGACGGTTAGCAGCGCCTGTATGATTGGAGTAATAATCCCTGACAAAACCGATAAGACCGCCGGCATAAGTGTTGTTGCTTGCGCTTCCAACCACCCTGTCTGCGGTAACATCGCCAAGTGCGTAGGAATGATATACTGATAAACCGAAGTTCGATGCGGTTCTGCCCATGTACCCGATAAGACCGCCTGCCGACAGGTAAATGGCAGAAACGATATTGCTGCCGCTGCCGGTAGTGGCAGCGGTACTAGTACTGCTTGTGGTTGCACTGACATTTCCTGTCGCATAACACTCTGATACGGTAAAATGACTGGCTGTAGTTACAGCAGTAGTCCAATGCCCGATAAGACCGCCTGCGGATACCGCGCCGCCGCCAGAAGCTCGGACTTCGGCTGTGGAATAACAACCGTTTATATTTCCGGATTGAAGATAGCCGACAAAACCTCCGACATAAACAACTGATTCGCCGCCTCTTGAACCGCTGACAAGAGTTGCGCGGGAATAACTGTTGGTCAATGTGGTGTCATTTGCTATGTTTCCAATCCCCCCTCCTAAATAAAGAGTGCCCTGACCGTCTGAAATAACCGACCCCTGTTCATAGCGGCAGTTGTTCATTGTTGAATATGACGTAACCCCAGTAAACCCGCCGCAGTAAAGAGTGCCGCTTCCATTTTTGTCGCTGCGTATATCGCCCCTTACCCATGAATCGCTGGTATTGGTATAAGAGTTACTTCCAAAGAGACCGCCAAGATATACTGCGCCTGTTCCTGTAAAACTTGAGGGGACTGTAACCTGCCCTGAAACACGCAGATTGGAATATACGCAATTGTTGGCAGCGCCGTTAGCGCCAAAGCTGTATCCGGTAATGCCCCCGATCATCACAGTTCCAGTGCTGGTTTTAACGGGGGAGATGCTGCCTGAAAATTCAAGGTCTCGGTGGATTCCTCTTGCCTGCCCATACCCCAAAATACCGCCGGTATACATAACGCCAGTTCCTTCATGAGTTGGATTTAGATTCCCCGTTGCCGTAACCACTGCAATAACTTCTGCTACGCCGGAGAGAGCGGCTCAGGTAGAACCGGCAACACCCCCAAAGTATACGGCTTGTGTTCCGCTGAAATTAAAGTCCATATCAAGATTAGATATACAGTTTACGATTGACGAGTTCGTTCTTTCTGAAGTGCCGCTGCCAGAAAGTGCCATCTCTCCTAAAATGCCGCCTATGTGTTTAGGCGCAGTACCACTAGCCGGAGCATGAGAAAGGTTTTCGCTGCTCACGTTTCCCTCGACAATAACATTGCGTACCTGCGTTGACCCGGCGGAATAAGCGGAAATACCGCCAAAGCGGGTGGTAACATCGTTTTCCGGTATCTCAACATCATCGTACACAATGCGAAGGTCTCGGATTATTGCATTATTCACATTGCCGAACAGCCCCAGACCTTGCCGTTGGGCAGTAGTAGAATCATCAAAATTAAAACTCTTAATAGTTATCGTATGCCCGTTGCCAAAGAACCTGCCGTTGAAGGCAGTAGTGGAGCTTGTGCCTGTACCTCTACCTATGGGTGTCCAGTCTTCCAGTTCAATGTCAGAGGTAAGTATGTACCGAGCGAATGTATTGCCCAACACGATGTCCTCAAGCCCTATCTGAATCACATTCCCTTCATCATCCCTAAGCGATTTCTGAGTACTAATTTCCACAACCCGATAATCGTTTAGAACACTGCTAACAAGAGTAGTGCTGGCAACCATTCCGGGAATGTTCCATATCTTAAACGGTTCTGTCTCCGCCCTGCCGTTGGTATAAACGGCGACAAGTTTAATTTCATATTCGTTTACATTGTCGATTATCTGCCCCTGCCTAAACCCCGAATTGCTGACACGGGGTATGCCCGTAATATTGAACGAAGCGGTTGTTCCTGTGACAGTTCCCCTCAATGTATCATTCACATATACTTCGACAGATGGCGGATTGGTGGTAGGTCTTGTCCACGTCAGTCTGATTTCGTTTGCCGTTTCATTGTAAGTTGCATTCCATACAGTTATGCCGGTTAAGGCTGCAGTATTATAAATGAGCCTTCCCACCGATCCAGACCATGCGCTTACAATCCCCAGGCTGTCTCTGAATCGTATTTGTATGTTGCGTATTGCAGTGCTGGTGGTCAAAGCAGGCGCAACATTAAGAGCTTTGGTTATAGAATTTTCGTCTAAATCAAACCAGACGTTAGAAATAATCTGCTCGGCGTTATTGCTCTCATTTACAATCCGATACTGCCACTGGAGATTAGAGCGGTCTTCCATTGTCCAAGGTTTGTCATGAGTCGCCGCCGCAAACGGAATACCCACGCCGGAATTGTCGGTAATCCCTGTAAAGTTTGATTCCAGAGTCAAGTCCCTTTGCAAGGTGTTAAAGATCAGTATATTCCCGTCTCTAAAAGCCTCGCCGCCTACAACAGTATTAAAACTGCCGCCCGGTCCCTGATTGTCAAACACAACGGTAACAAAACGCCCTTCCTCCACCGCCGTCTGCCATGTATCAACACTCGCAGTTGAGCCAAAAGGCATAATCGCAAGACGGATTATCCCTGTAGTTGCGGCATTACCGGTGCCGCTCCACGGATAAGCCACCCTGTAAAAAGTCGATCCTTCCGGAGCGCCGGATATCGATCTATACAACGCATCTGCACCTTCCGTGGATTCATCGATAATTGTTCGTGTAAAAGTTCTTGGTGTAGTATGTCTCAGAGTATTGATTTCGCTGCCCTGCAAGTTTGCATAATTTATCTCCGCTACTGCAACATTGACAGTGGGCAGTGTAGTGTTGGGAGGTAAGTAATAATAAAGCGTAACCGTAGCATTGCTCGATGTAACCGCAGTCCCGGTAGTCGCCGCCCGAAGCCGTCTATCCCGTTCAAGCGGCGCTCCCTGATAAATAAAGTTTTCTTCGGTACTTTCCGCCGAAGGATAAAACACAGCCATTACGCCTCTTGCGCTGTTGTAATATCGAATAGTCCTTACCGTAGCCCACGCGCCTGTATTGCCAAGGCTGTCGCGGTATCTGAACTGCAAAGTTCTGTTTGTTGTGCTGCTTGTTAAATCAGTCGTAGTTAAATCGAGGGTTTTAATGTTATCGCTCAAGTTGAACCATTCATCAACAAAATGTTCCGAGGTTATCCCCGTATTATTTGCAATACGGTACTGCCACTGTAGAGCAGAAGTCCCCTCCATTGTCCACGGTCTATCCCTTGTTGCCGCCGTCGCTATGATGCCGCCTGTCTGGAAATTGTCAACAATACCGGAGAAGTCGGCGTTTATCGTAATGGTTTTGCTGTCGTCATCGCTGGAGTAGTTGTATACATTATTGTTTACGGAAGCTGCCCCCGCATCATTAGCAAGAACCGCATTCCCTCCCGGCGCTTGATTGTCAAATACCACTGCCACAAACCGCCCCTCGGCAACTGCGCCCGACCATGTGTCTGCATCTGCTTCGCCTGCCCGTGACGGCAGTATGACAAGTCTTGTTATCCCTTCTAACGGTCTTTGCGTGCCTGTCCATGTGTACTCCGCTTTGTAAAAAATTGTGTCGGTATTAGACGTGGGATTACTCTGTCTGTACGCACTCCCTGCGCTGTTAGCTGTACTTTCCATGTTGTTTGCAGTTGTAACGGTTATTGTTTCTTCACGCCTTAAAGTGCCGGTTTCTCCGCCTTGTATGTTAGCGTAGTGGACTTCTGCTATTTTGATATGTGTCGGCTCGCGCTCGGTTATTTCGTTTGTACTGCGCGTTACGGTAAAGTATAGGGTTACTCCGTAGTCGTCGCTTTCATCTCTTTGAAGCCGCCTGTCTCTTATTGTCGGTGCGCCTCGGTAAAAGAAAGATTCCTCGGT